CTCTGGTTGTTCTTCCTTACAGTCCCTAGATACAAGTAAGTGGAATCTAGGAAACTTAAGTAATGGTCAGTCTATGTTCTATGGTTGTTCATCCTTACAGTCCCTAGATACAAGTAAGTGGAACTTAGGAAACCTAAATAATGGTCAGTCTATGTTCTCTGGTTGTTCATCCTTACAGTCCCTAGATACAAGTAAGTGGAATCTTGGAAACTTAAGTAATGGTAATTCTATGTTCTATGGTTGTTCATCCTTACAGTCCCTAGATACAAGTAAGTGGAATCTTGAGAAAGTTACTGATTTAGGAAGTACTTTTGATGGTTGTAGAGGATTAACTGAATTGGACTCTTCAAGTTGGAATCTTATCAGATGTTCTTATTATAGAAAAACTTTTAATAGATGTAATACCCTTGTTAAAATTGACCTAACCTACAGCAAGACTCCGATTTCTATAGTTAATAATCAAGATGATGTATTAAACGATTGCATTAATTTAGAATCTATTGTTGGCGATCATAACGAGACTGATGATGTTAGTGTATTTAATGGGTACAACTCTGGCGAATTTAACTGTATGTATTATAGAAAAAACCTAAACCTTGCATCTATTCTTGCAGCGATTAGGGGGGTAGGAACTAACAATAATAAGAGAAAGTTTAAACTACCTATTGGTTTTGATAAATCTAGGATACCTCAGGAATATAAGACAATGTTAGAAAATAAAAATTGGGAACTAGCGTAATTATGATAAAGAAATTAGTATCAGGTCTTGCATCTATACCGGTTGATAAATGGATGCATGCAGTAGTTAGTATGTTAATTGCTGTATTCTTGTATAAACTATTTGCACTTACCGGCATGCCACTAATGATGACTCTTATTATTTCATCAGTCTTAACAGTTGGTATTGGTATTGTGAAGGAGGTCTGGGATAAAAAAAATAATGGATCACCAGAAGCACGTGACATAGTAGCGGATATTATCGGAGTAGTAGTAGGAATCTTACTGGTGCTCTGGATCTTGCTTTAATCTTACTTACTCATATCTAGGAGAAATCTTAGGTATGAGTATTTTTCTTTTCCCCATGAACAAAAAAAGAATAGAAGCCATAATTTGACCTCTATTCTCTGCACTTACTTACTCAGCTTACCTCTCTTTTCCATGATAAGCTTTTCAAGATCTTCTGCTGACATGCTCTTAATATCAGCTCTCTTCTTCTCAGCCAGTATATCCTCCAGCTCTTGAATCTCCTTACTTGTCTGGTAGTTCTCCTTTGCTTGCTTACTGTCATCTACCCTTGTCAAGTAAACATCCTTAAGCACTTCAAAACGGAGCACTGCCTGTTCAATTTCTGGATCTTGTGGCTTTGTCTCTAAGAAACTAAGCTCACCCTGACCACCTGCACCTTGGAGTCTTTCTTTCTCCTTGTATGCATCTTCTACTGCACTCTGGAGATCTGACATCTTAAGGCTCCAAAGTTCTTCTGTTGTCACTTGTCCAATCTTAGTTGTATATCTAAGATGGAGTTTCATTGCTTTTTTGTACATACTTTTTTAGAATTTAATTCGTACTACTCTCTTATGTGATCCACTTAATCTCACCACTACCTCATCACGGACTGTCGCATTAAAGCCAAGTCCACTAAGCTGCCCAGGTACTGACTTACACCTACACTTATGACCCAGCACCTCCATTACTTTTCTATGTTGTAATAGTTCTGGTGTTAAGAATTCATTATGGAAGGTTCTAATATCTTCTGGTGACACTGCCCCTTCTAGCATAAAGAAGTAGTGTTTATTACCAATACCGTTCTCTTGCCAGTAATTTGGACTAAGACAGAGAAGATTAACCTTGTGGAATTCTAGTGTCTCCAATCCAAACACTGTCATCGGCTTAGTCGCACTTCCTACTAGGTATGGTGTATTCTCAATCTTCTCAAGCTTGCCATTCTTAATATAGATATCTGCTATCTGTACATCTTTCTTTACTTCCTGGCCTACCTCAAAGTTAAATGTTTGATTATCTATCACTACCTCTGCTTTAACTCCACTATTCTTACCACCGTCGAAGTTATGTATGTAGAGGTGATATAGACCATCCTTAACTGTACTCATGTCGGGGTAGAAGATATTTTCAACTCCCACTCCTCTCGGCCTAATCATATCAATATCAATAACACCACCACAATCACTCTTGACTCTTGGTATATGGTCCATTGCTTTGTTGATATTATGTGAGCCGTAATAGATATGATCCTGCCCTGGCTCTACTAAGTGTGCATCAAAGTCAACGATACTTCGTCCATCTTCATTCCAGAGTATTGAAAATCTGAAAGGTGCATCAACAAAACCACCTGCTGACTTCACTGCCTTCTTGATCATGCTTTTTCCTGCCAAGTTTCCGGTGTATGTCCAAGAGAAGTTATTTTGCCACTTGAATATCCTCTTACTATCTTTGTTTGTTGATGTAATGAGTGATACAAAATTCTCTGCGTGGCGATTCTCAAGGTATAATTCCACACCGGTACATCCTGGCAGAATATCTTGCATGAACTTCTCAATTTCTACTTCCTCGACATTATCAAAGACTGCCTTCTTATGTTGTGAGTGCGTAGGTTGGAGTCCATCAAATACACTCACCACTGACTTAGCCTTTGCAAGATCTGAGTTAATATGTAGTATGTTAGGAAGGTCTATGTCATCAATCACTGCACACCTACGGTTGAATGAATCTTCGTATCCATTCTCCTTCACAAACTTCTCAGCCTCTTCAATCTGTTTCTTAGTGATAGGTGCACTAGCCTTCATGTAGTTAGCTGGATCTACCTTGTAATTGAATGACTTGCAGGCCTCGTTTATTTCCATACCTTGTGACAGGTCAGACATAAGAGTACCAATTGCAGTATTCAAGAACTTAGACTTACCACCGGCTCTACTAGATACTGACCAAGCCCATCTATCTCTCTTACCTTGTTCTACCTGATTATACTGTTTCTTACAATCAATCGCAAAATTCAGGGTCCCCATATAAGAATCGCCGTTAAGTAGTGATCCTTGTAGTGTTAAGTCCTTGATGAGCTCCAATGTATCCAGGCTGACTTCTTCCATTGCCCTCACTAGTACATCATGATTAGACTTAGCGAGACCAACCAAACTTTCAGTACTATCACCTGTTTTGTTGATAAACTCGGCTGGTATCTCAACGTAGAAGTGATTGAATGTAATAGTCTGATTTTCTACTATCCCTGAATCTGGCCACCTCTGTACATCTTCTAGTAAGTAGCGCTTTGTATTGCGCCGAACACCTAGGAGATAAGTTGGCTGATTGTCTGTTGGGTTTGGTTCGTATGGAGTTCTTGGATTTACTAAGTACGATAATGACTCAACAAACACCCCTCCTACCTCGGCGCCCTTAATAAGCGCAGACATAGCACGAACTGACTTACCATATTCATCTTCAACTTCCTTGTCCTGTATGTCCAAGTCAAACAAGGTCATAATGTTGAGGTCAGAGTCAAGTGCAATAATATTACCATACCTCCTAATAAAAGCGTGGCAGTAGTTGCAGTTATGAACACTACTATCAATGTCCCTGAAAGTTGGATCTGGCTTCATTCCCTCTAAGTAGGTAGTCCAAAGCTGTTCTGGATCTACACTACTCCTAAATAATTTTCCAGTCTTACACATCTTCTCAAACTGGACTCTCATAAGCTCTGTTAATCTTTCCATAAGCCTAAACTGTTTTTATAAAAATTTGAACTGTTAATTCTCTCACGTCCATAAAGTTTAAAGTACTTGTTGTCCTCTGAGTAATTACATGAACAACAAAGTACTGCATTTCTTTTGTTAATCATAATAGATGTTTTACTGTTATTATTAATGTTTTCACAACAATAAGGAATCAAGGGGAAACAAAAAAAAGAGAGCCGAGAAATACATCCCAGCTCTCCCACACATTATCAACTATTTATATGAGCTTCTTCTATTTCACACGTAGAATCTCCTCGTCAATAATGTGTATTCTATATTATCATTAATAAGGGATTGAAGGCTTCCTAGATGCAGTGCCATAATACAGAGACCGGTTGAAAAGAAAAAAAGAGAAGACCATTATTTCTTCTCTTTCTTATTGATCCCCTTAACGGCTTTATCCATTAGGTAACCAATCAAATAGGCAGAATGTTCTCCACCTAGTACTACCTTTCTGTCAGATAGTATATTCTCTGTAACATGAAATAACTCATGCACTAAGACCGACTCTATACTTGCAGTCTTCAGATTATCAGTCTCAATACCTACTATATAAGCACCAAGACTATTAATCTGTTTTGTTGCGAATCCTCTCAGACTCTTTTTCTTTAACTGTTCAACTACTTTTACTAATTGAACATCTTTCTTCTTACTGAGCTGTTCTATTATTTCAGCTCTAGTTCCTACCAAGACGATTACCTTTGTATAGTAAACGTCAATGTTAATATTTATTTTCTTCATAATTTTATAGTGTTAAAAAATAATTTACCCCAAGAACTTAGATTTTCTTGAGATAACTTTCATTACATTAATAAGGGATTTAGGACATTTCACGGGGCAAAAAAAAGAAAGTACCTAACCTATCTATCACAGACAAGTTAGGTATAGTACATTTATGCTAGAAAATCAATATAGTCTTTATAGTCAGGTGAGGACTTAGAGAGTGGACCATCACAATCCGCAATTACTAATCTTTTCTTCTCCCCTAATAATTTCATGAAGGGCTTGCAGATCGTATTAAAGCAGTGTCCGATTTCTACACCGTCAATTGGTAAGTCTGGGTAGTATGCATAGATAGTAGTATAGTCTAGTATTTCTTGTGGTGGTACTATGTTAACTTTTAGATCATTCACTACATTACTCAGACCTACTACAAAATGCATAGCAACTGGACTAACGTATAAATAACGCTCAGGAATTTCTATGCTTGTATCTTCGTCATGGTAAGGAAATTCAAACTTAACTACCTTGCTTACATAACCATCGTACTTATTAATGATATCAAATACCATCAGATCTAGCCAATAGATACAGTGCGTAATATTTCCCCAGGAGTTCGAATTATACTTGACTGGTGGAATATCTACACCAATACATAGGGAACAATTCTGACTCTTACTAAATACAATGGTCAGGTGTTCTACTGATAATTCCAACCTATTAAGGGCTGTAATATCATCGATACAGATTGGTCCCATTGTGTCATAATATACATACTTAGGGGCCTTTTCTTTTATGTATTCTTTAATCTCTTCAAACTTCATATCTTCCTAATATTGAACTGCATACCTAACATTCTCCTTAAACTCTTTCCAGGTTGTTGAGTTAGTCATCATGAACGAATAGTATGCGCAGTTCTTAAATTCATCTATCCATTCGTCGAGTGTTAATTCAATGCTAACACTTTCCCAGCCTGAGTCCGATAATACTACCTTACTACCCACTGATTTTTCCCAGTCCTCAACACTCTTAAAACCAGCCCTCTCAGCTCTTACCTTAGGTGTTGTATTTCCCCAATAATACCTACTGAACTGATTTGACTTTATCTTATACTGATCCATATCCGGCGGTAGTGTAGATTTATCAATTGGTGTGAGCTCTGTTTGACTACTTTTCATCAAGATTTCACCCTCTGCCTCAAGTACCCTAGCAAAGTCTCTCCCAATCATTACATAGTCAGCACCCAAGGCAAGACATTTAACAGCATGAAGGTATGAATCAACACCACCATCAGCTATTATCTTAACAGGGCGGAGATTCTTATTAACCGACTTACTCTTCTCAGCCTTTATATCATTGAGTAAGCTAGCAAGTGGATAGTGAAAACCATACTTGCACTTATCTACCAATGAACCCCCTGATATACCAACTCTCATGTAATCAAATCCTGCCTTACTGTAATATTCATAGGTGTTTGGATTTGCTACATTTCCTCCCATAAGTAAGATCTGACCACCATACATTTTCTTAAGTTCATTGCAAAGAGACATAATACCTGCATCATGACCATTACCAGCATCGATACAGACATGAAATTGATTGTTACTCTCTCGTCTCGTACTCAAAAAGTTCCTCCTTACCTCAGCCACAGTAAATGCACAGAATACCCAAGCACAGTAATTAAGTCTTAGGTCGATATTTTCAGTGCTAGGTATGATCGGCCGTATTCCCGCTGAGTCATAAATCTTGGCACTCTCACTACCTACTATTGATGGCATTGGGGAGGTGAATATAGGAAGTGTGTCTGTATTACTTCCCGTTACATCTAATTCATCACTTACCAAGAAATCAACGTCAGCGGATAAGTGGCCGTTATTAATAGCACTTGGTAATAATGTAATGTCTTCTAGCTCATACAAATTTATCATCTTCTTCTTATTTTTGTTATTACTTCTTTCACAACAATAAGGAATTAAGGGGAACGAAAAAAAAACGACAGAGAGTTAGCTACTCAAAAATAGCTATCCTTTCGACTCTCTATCTCTACCAGTACCGTAGTTCAACTTGGGTATATGATGCATCCTCTTGGCCTCCCATGGAACCTCCTGCGTACATAGCTTCCTTTACCGCTACATCGGGTAGCCTAGCGAATTTAGCTTAGTATTTAACATACTAATAGATCTATAAAACTAGACAAAATTCGATCTAGTATCAAAGTATATTTCAACCCCAATACCCCTATTACACTTATAAGGATTTCAGGGCTTTATAGAAACAAAAAAAAAATAAACGACTGGAATAGTATATAAATTAGATAACTATATACTATCCCTATCTCTACCTGTACCGTAAACCACGATTAATGTATACCTATTAAGTGGTCCCGTCATACTTAGCTTACCTGTTTCGCTACAAGGGTATTATATTCTTAAGTAATAGACTTATAAGAATCATACAAGAATTCAGTCACATAAAGATATCATAACATGTACGAGTCTCTATGCCTCATTGTTAAGGATTCTAAGGCTTTACAGATGCACTAATTCCATAGATAGCTATTAGTATCTCATTTATTGAGAATAAGTAATCATGGTCTAGTACATATAATCTATTATCTTTGCCTAATTGATTCACACTAATATAGAAATTTTCCTTTATATTATTGTTTTCTATATACTTTTCAAACCAAGTTAGAATAGGAATAAGGTTACTATAATCCTTACAAAACTTTGTCACTAACAGGTCAGCATAATCGATGCTATTATTGATATTCCCTATACTTATATATTTCTCAAAGTACTCTATATCCTTTATAGTGCCAAACTCTTCTCTACCAAATTCATAAAGGCGCAAAATATTAAAGCCCCAGACACTCTTTATGTAATCATCCCTTGCTTTATCATAATCTATATTATGAAGCCTAGAGTCCACTTCTACTATTAGATTATGGTATGGGAAAATATAATCTACCACAAAGAACGTTCTTTTTGTTTTATCTTTGTCTACATTATATTTACTACAAAGAGAATCCCACAGCTTTCTATTCTCGATAACTAATGGAATTTCCCTATCAAATTTAATATTAGGGTAAAAATGTTTTAATATAGCTCTAAAAAGAGGTGACCATTTACTTCCTTGATTTAGGTATATTTCCCTCTTAATCTCCATGTTGAAACTTAGATTAGGAATCTGATAATGATCTATGTACCTTGGAATCATAAATAGATCAGAATGAATAACGTATTTGTTACTCTTTGTTACATATTTTAATATATTATCTTTTCTCATACAAGTAAGGGATTTAGGGCAAGGAAGTAAAAAAAAGAAAGAGAACTAAGTCTCTTTCTTCTCATAGGATCTTTCTATTACTTTATCTAGTAGTTGAATTGGGAATGTTTCATAGTGTTCAAACTTAAAAGTCAATTCGACAGCTCCATTATCTGCACGCCCTGCTTTATTCATCAGTGCATTTCTGAGTACTAGCACATTCCGGCAGCTACAGATAAAGAAGTCGTCTGTGTAATCAACTTTCTTCCAATATTCACGTGTACTAATCTTCTTGAAACTATGAAAATACTTTGCCGGTAATTGAAATCTAATGCCTCTTAATTCAGACCCATCACACCGAAAAGTTGCGCAAATTAATGGATCTAGGTCTGGCGTATTTTCTGTCATGTGCTCTAGACTTACAACCGCAGAGATTTCATCACTAACCTTCGGCTTAGCAAATATCCTTATATTACCTATTTTACTAACACAAGGCCTATACTCACATTCATAGTAAATTAGCTTGACATCACTAATCTCGTCGACTTGAAACCTTCTATTACCTACTATTAGCTTAAACTTCATAGCTCCACAAAATCTAAGAACAGTATATCACCTTTTACTTCCTCTTTGATCTTCTTATTCCACAGCCTAGCAAATAACCAAGGGAAAAGATCGTCAATAAATCCAACCCATCTTCTCCATCCACTAGTCTCTAATGGTTTTCCCGTGAATATAGACGTGGTGCTACTATACCTATCTATCAGAATTGGTTCATCATAAATTCTGTCATCAAGTATTGTTTTCCACGTTTTCTTCTCACGGAATCCAAAGAACTTAACTTGTCTGAATGTATTGATCAAGGTAGTGCAGAATGTAAGAAAATAAAACTTCTTCTCTGTCATTACTGCTAGTGAATCAGGCGTAAACAAGAAGGGCGGAGTTTCTAGTATTAATCTCACACTAGCATCACCTTTCTCATTTAACCAGCCTAATATACCACTCAGCTTTTCAACACTACAGCTAAAAGTCATCCACCCATGTCTTACTAAGGGCTTACCATTCTTATCAAACCACAACCTAATATCAAAAACCCTTACACCTAGCCTATATTGCGCCCTAATATCCACGCCTTGACATCTAGCAGTGAAATGAAAGGGCCACAATAGAATAGAACTAGGTCTTAAGTAGGAAAGTGAATTATGACTTCCTAGAATTCTCATCTTCTATCATTCTTTCTAGGGTAGTAACACTTTCCTCATTGAATTGATCTCTTCCAATCTCAGTTACCCCCAAGTTGATTAAGGCTTGGTGAAATCTCGTGTCTGGATACTTTGTTAGGTACATGACAAGCTTATTGATTATCTCAAAATTGCTCACCTGTCTCTTCTCGATCATCTCTTTCAGTTTCATCGTCTTCTAGTATTTTTGTTAAATCATCTCTTAAAAACTTAGCCTGTGTAGTTGATATCATCTCCGTACCAAGCGTCCTACCGTACATAGAGAAGGTAAGTAAGATTCCATCCTCCTGCTTCTCCGTACTAACAATTACATCTTCTATTTCGTACATAGTCTAATAATGTCTGGAAATTCTTGAAGTGCCTGCCTAAGTGTTCCCTCAAAGAGCCAACTACCTAATAACCTGCCTTTCTTATGATCTAAGTAGGTCCTAGTTTCTTGGTACTCTTTCATTAGTTCCTTTCTGATTGCTGGTTTATCCTTAGCATCTCTTAATTTCTTACTAATCAAGTCAAGGTCCTGTTGTAATGTCTCAACTGATTTTCTACAAGGGCAAGGAATACGGAAAGATATAATAGAATCAAGACCATTATGTACCACTGTCTCTGTATTGTATATCATGATCTTAAGCTTATTCTCTTCCTTTTCTCGCTCCTCTGAATTTATATAGAGGTTAGATAGTAGGTGAAACTTATAGAGGCTTATTTCAAATTTCCTGAGCCACACTAGTTTCCTCGGCTTTCCCTTCCAATATTCAAACCTAATACCCCACCTTACATCATTACTCTTCTTGCAGCTAATATGTCCGCAAAAATTTCTCCTTAGTAAGTTAAAATTAAATGTCCTGTACATAATTGTTATTTTGGTTTATAATTGATACTGCATTGGACCTCTACCATACCTAAACTCTTCCGGTAATACTTCCCAATCACCCGGTAATGGTTTTTTATATTGGCTCATTGATAGTCTTAACTTAAACATACGTAGACAGATGCTTTCAATAGATCTACCAGAAATAAATCTTCTCTTGGTCTTTACTGAAACACCTAATCCATCATTTCCCTTCATGCAAAAACAGAAAGAAAATATCAAATGTCTCTTCTTAGTGCTTATACTAAATTCTCTATACATAAAATACTACTATATCATTCTAGTTAACCTCTCTAGTTCTGAAATAGAGGTTTGTAGGTTCATAATTCTTTTCTGTATTTCACTCTTTCTCTTCCATACTTCCTCTCCAGCATCTTTTAAGTTATCAAAGAGGTTGTATCTAGCGTAGAACTTCTTATCAAGATTACCTGGAATAATAGATAAGAACCTAAGTCTTTGATAGTAAGGGTTATTATCCACCTTAGTAAAACAGACATTACAAACAGGGGTACCGGATGCGCTGAGAATAGGATAGAACTTGTCACACCTGCCTTTATTAGCGATTGGACTTAAAAACGGAGATCCAACCTTAACCTGTCTAATCTTTGGGCTAAAATTATCATGTACCCCGCCCTCTACTAAGTAAAGAGTTTTTCCCTCAAAGTATTCATCATCGTATATATGGTCTATCATAGTACTTTGTTGAGCTTGAATCCATCATATAAGTACAATGTAGTTCCAACCTTATAGTAACACCCTGCACTTAAGTTAATCCTCTTCCCCGTCTTAGCATCTTGATAGGTACAGTAATTTCCCTTATCTGTTACTAAGATTCGAGCACAAAGTAATTCCTCAAGTCTTGCCTCCTCTGTACCAAGCGCTAACATCCTATTTCTGACCTTACTGAGCTTCTCCTTAATATCAGTAATTCTCTTTTCCACTGCATCCAATGCATCTTCGATAGTACTGAATAAGTTAAATTCATAGTACATCCTAAATCTTCCAGGTAAGTTTCCAGGATTGATAGAACAGAGCGGGAAATCAGAAGTACTGTATTCACCATTACCTTCTTTATCTTGGAACTTAATCTTTCCAATTAGTCCTCCTTTCTCATCTAGTACCTGAAGTTTGAGTGTACGATCTACTGCATTCTCCTCTATTGTATCACCTATCACTGCATTAACAATACGAGGACTAAATTCATCAAACTGGCCACCTTCAACCATGTACCACTTACTTCCTTTTTTAAATTCACTTAATAACCTATCTTCCCACATTATAATTTATATTTTTAATTTACACATATAAGGTATTGACGCCACTAGTCCACGAAAAATAACTAGGTACCAGAGACTTAAACCCTAGTACCCAGCATGTTTATTACTTCTTGTGAAATCTAACCTTTATCTTGCTTAGATCTTTTGACATATTACAACCACCCTCTATAATGAATCTTTGGTATGGACTGCTTACTAACTTTTGAGCCCTTACTATATCATCTCTGCTGGTATCACACTCAACATCTAGCGGACAATTCATAATCTTGTCATACAGCTTTAAGATAGACTTTGCACTTCCCTTAAACTCAATCGTATTTTCATCAATTGTTTTAAGTTCGTTCGCCTCCTCATAACTATAACCAACAAGCAAGTCAAAAAGTAATCTAATCTTTGGACCTATTGTTGCACAGAAATCCGTATAGTTCTTATCGTAAAATCTTCTAATCTCAAATACCTTCTCAACTGGTATATAGTTAGTATTAGAATCCGTAATTGTTCACCTAGGTTCACTACACCTAAGCCGTGAGATAAAACCCCACTGCTAACCCTCTCGAGCTAGACCAGACTATATCTTCAGTTCTTACACTGCCTACTGTTTCGAATATCAAACGTTTATATTCTACTCTACTCGGTTAACATGTACTGTCCCTTTCGATAGTCGTTGAATGAGCTATTACACTCACTGCTGATTATCTCTATCTGTTAGGTTATTACACTAAGTACTAACAGCTTAACAAGACGTCCCAGCAATTTAGTAGGTTTAACGTGCACCACTCTTACCTAATGCACTACGATAATTGGCTGAAGTGGCTGTTTCCAACCTTCTTCTAGTGATTTCCTGATGTTATTATAGAAACCACAAGCCATAATAGAACTTGTACCTCCCTGAATTGGCAAGTTGGTACCTAGTCTCTCTATTCTTGCAATAATATTTCCTCTCTCACGATCTGTTGTTGCCTTTGGTAGGTAATCAGTATACTCAATCAATCTTAATTTATCACCTAAGAAAGTATTGATATAACCATCGTGAGTCATAGGATAAGAACCTTGCTTTGCTACATACTCTCTAAGCTTTGGGAATGAATTGTAAAGACCTTGTATAATATCATCAGCCTCATTCAGACTACATTCAAGTCGCTCCGCTAATGAATTCTTACCTAGGCCGTACAAGACACCAAGGAAGATAGTCTTAAAACGCTTCCTCCATTTCTTCTTCATCTTATCGCTTAATTTATCCCACTCACTCTCACCTAAGTAGAGCTTCGCAGAATATATGTAGATATCTGATCCTTCCTCAAATTTTGCTATCAACTTAGGGTCACCACTTGCATACCCCGCTGATTTTACCTCCGCACTACTACAATATGTTCAAGAGCTACGCAACCTGCTCCCAGTTCTCATTATTGAACTTCTAAGTATTTCTACCTAGTTCAGACTATATCACATTCTCTCTCTATTAACCTGAGAGAACCCTACCTTTTCCACTCTGCGATTTCAAGTGTACTCCCCACTACAGGGATAGTCGTTGAGGGTTACATATATTATGTCTTCCCTGCTAATTATCTTCAGCCCTTACCTGTTAAGACTTTTCAGCAATAGATAGGTTATTTGTTCTTGAGATCGCTCCCAAGTGACACTAGTTTTTTGTATAATGTCAAAGTACGTTAGTATTTGAGAAGAACCACCATATATTATATTACCATTAGAGTCCCATGAAGGAGGAGGACATAATACATCCTTACAATCTCCATGGGAAATAATTGTGTGGAAAGGACTAGACCACCTCTTACTGCTCTTACTCAGTACTTCATATCTTGTAAATACTTTCCAGACAGCACCAGGTTCATTCTCGTCCGCTTCTCTAATTGGTATATGATCTTGACCCTCTATTACCCACTTACCTGTCTTATGAAACATACCATCTGAGCCTACATATGTCGAATCTAGTTTTGAATACTTCTTGAATATTAAGTAGTTCAATACCATTTTCCGCATGAAGTAAAAATCATCATCCATATCAGTAGGTTCAAAATGCTCTTCATAACCAGTATATTGTTCATTGAGGGCCGGGAAATATGTTGTCTGCGCTTGAAATCCTCTCAAGTTCGTCCATATCTCCTTAACACCGTCAGTCATATTATCAAGTTTCTTAGTAGCCTGCCAAGATGTAAGCGCAATATTAAATACCTTATCCGGATACTTAAAACTTACACTCGGATCTTTCTCAACAAATGACCGCCACTGTTCAAAAAATTCCTGATACCCAACGTTAATGTCAGTAATGCCTCGATCACTGTAAAACTTATCCGTTCCCTCTAGCTGTTGGGTACTTTCTATCATAGCCGCTAAGTAACATGTCTGAGGTCTATATAAGGTAGCTAGTTCAAATGCAATCTGATCATTTTCAATAGGCGATTTACACTTGAAATAATTGTCGCTAACATACCCCGCATATTCTACCAACGGACGCTTCTCACCAAATGCATAGATAGTATCCGGTACATTATGAATATCACTTAACTGCTTCTTCACCTTTTCTAATTCTGCATACGCCTTCTTATAGTATAAATATTTCTCCAGCTCTACATGCTTCCTGAATTTCGTTGGGTGTTTCGCGGGGTCTAATTCAAGCGACCTAATACCAACAAGATCACTAAACTTATCGGCAATGAGAGAGATTAATTTTTTCTTTCTCTTAACTGTCTCATCTATCTTTGTCGCCATCTTTACCTCAGACATCGCACCCCTGACAATATCTAAGAAACCATTTGCAAACTTAGGACCATACTTAATCAGAATACCGCCCTCGTTTAGGCCAGTACTATAAGAATCCATACTGTCTAAGTTCTCAAGTAGCAGGTCCTTTACTATCTCTACTACATCTCCATTATGAAACTTACCCTGTTCTAGTAGTTTAACCGCCACTGGATGATATCGCTTTAATGATGCCGCCTGTTTTGAATGAGCCTGCATCTTAATATAACACCTAGCCTGAGCACAATATGTTATACTCCAGGCCATTTGCTCATGACAGTACTTCTCATAGGACTGTCTGAATGGCTCATCAATATAAAGACCACTACCCATTAACCTAGCACCAAGCCTAATGTTGTCTAAGTTAACCTTCCAACAATCCTCTGAATAAGTATCAAACCTAGACATTGCAATAAGGAGAGTATAGAATGAGTCAAGACAACAATAATGGCCAAGAATTTCACTAGGCACACACATAAAAGGATAACCCCAATACTCTAACATAAGACTATTGAATTCCCCTATGTAGTCTGGATATCTCTTACTTAGCTCATTCCACTCAGGCGTATTGTAAAAACTTGACTGATCTACCTTGAATACCTTACGTCGATCCTTCTTAAGCTTACCAACAATTTCATATAAGCCTGAATCTATGAGCTCACTAATCCTGTCAAACTCACTATCCCATACATTCACGCCTAGGACTCTCTGAGCTGTCCACTTAAGAGAAAACTTCTTAAGGTGAAACCCATCCATTACATTGACAGCACTAGCATCACAAAGATTATATAAGTCAACACCAAGTACCCTATGACTTACCTGCCACTCATACTGCATATTGTAAGTCCAGATATGATCCATCCTCTTCTTAAAAAATTCACCCAGTAACCTCAAAAGATTACTATACTCTGGTGAACCCTCTGGATAAGAATGGCGAATATCTGTAAGACTAATAAAACCACCAAATCTCTCCGTACAAATCGCAACACCACTTAACCAGAACTCCTTATCTAACGGCATACCACTCGCCTCATAGTCCATTCCATAGTGCTGCTCGAGAGGAAGACTATCTAAGTACTCAAGAAACCTAAGTGCACCCTGATAATCGTGAATAATCTTGTGCTGGAAACCTGAAAAACTAACAGGCCTAACAAACTCAGGACTCAAGAAATAATCAATATCCTCTTGGCTTGGATACTCTACTACTACCTTTGAAAATGCACCTCCCTCCATACTAAGACGAGGTAACATAGCACAATCAGTATAAGTCTCATTTCTTACACCAAAATGATAGTAAGACTTCAAATACTTAAAAGGCTTACCACCAACAATTAATACACCGTCGGACTCACCTAATGATAACTTAGCAAGACGCTCAGCCTCACTCATACCATACAGGCTCTGAAGTGTGTAAACCTCCGAAAAACCTGAGCCATAATAACGCGCATAGGTCGGAGTCTCTTCTTGATCTACTAATACAATTCTTCTGTTCATTAGATCTTAAAAATAAAAAAGTTTATATTATTATACATTCCTGGAGCTTGTTTAACAGAGACCCCCAGGCATCTCTATCACACATATAAGGAAACTAAAGGAAAAACTAGCCAAGCCTACAAAATGTAAACCTGACTAGATGAAATTAATTATCACTTTTACAACCATCAACTCTTGTACAACACCTTAAGAGTCTACTGATATGATAAATTTCAATATGTCTCTCTTCTAAGTGATTATTAGAATCCTCTACCTGTAAAAATCTTCTGATAAACTCTCTATCTACTTTAGGTGAAACCTTTGGTAGATCAACAAGTTCAATTCCATAAGAATCTAACATATATTTAAATAAGTCTGTCTCCTTAGTAGCCAACATTTCCTTAATCAAATCTCTTCCGCTCTTGTGATATACTGTTTGAATTAGGTCCCAGTTATGATCTAATAGCTCTACATAATTTATATAAAATCTATTAAGCATATGTAAATACTGCTTATAAGATTTAACCGTATCTTGAAAAGCTAGAAATTCTACAATATCCGTTAGGTTAGTAATATCACTAATTGTATTAATGTTATCAATAATGCTCTTAGTAATACTATTTATCTTAAACATTTTAAAATATTTACCATACTTAAAAACTCTAAGCACACGATGAAGAAGGCTCTCAACTTTCTCATCAAAACCCCTCCCTTTTAGTAACTTAACTACATTGCTAATATAATTATTATCAAGATCAGCTGATCTTCTCTTAAAATATTCAATCTCGTAGACACTAGTTTCGTTACCTAATTTATCTATTACTGGTGTTTCTAGAATATAAATCATACAGTATCTTCCTTTCTACTTAATATTTTGAAACCATTTATCTTTTTACCACCCTCACCGACCATGATGCATAACTTGATATCAAAGTAGTTTCTTAGGTCACTAGCTTTTGCAGTAGCTCTATAGTCAAGATTCTTATACAGGTCCGCTAAAGTTGACTTAATTCCAGACTTTGTATAAGACATTCCTACTTTAAAGATTTCATATATTTTATCTCTCAGTTTATCCTTATCAAAGCTCCTTACATTCAGCTCCTTGTCCATATCGCCGAACTTGTAACTCATCGCCTTACACCTATCAACACCTAATACATTAATGTACTCCTTAAATCTCTTAAAACGTACATTGTCTACGATAATATTGAACTCTTGAAGCTCTGATTGTTCACAGAGATACTTAAACTTTTCTCTCCTGCCATTTATTGACTCTATCTTGTTTAATACCCCTTCAACAACCTCGTTATCAATATTTGCAGTACCTATTTTCTTGATCACACTGAATACCGTAAACCTATTTGCATAATCGGTCTGTTGCATTTCATAAGCCCTCATCTCTGCTACCTTGACTAAGTTATTAAAGACAGGCACTAACTTAACACCTCCTGCTATGAAGGTCTTATTAACAGCTACATAATCCTTCTTATAATGCAAAGATTTGGCATAATCTTGATAAACCTCTGATAAATACTTCTGCTCACTCTGGTCACTCTTATCAAAGACACCTAATAACTTCTCTGTCTTCTTCTCTTTCTCCTTTATCTTTTTATTGAATTCTTCCTCTGGCTTCTTATTAGCACCTTTGATAGACTTGAAGAATAGCGTGGCTTCATTTCTCCAGGGGTTTTCTATTAATCTTTGACGCCCTAAGATTTGTGGGAGATCAAGCGAAATATCAACCGCCAGGGTATCTATATTCGCATCACTAACCACAAAAGATCGGGCGTTGTCACTATAGAAGTCAGCCCCTAAGTATACAGTCCTGGTACAAAAGGTAAACATCTTCCTAGGCTCATCTCTTAATGGAACTGTACCAATATCAAACTTCCTGCCAAGCCTCTTATGTACTTTATTCACATTATCAGTAGTATTAGCAACTAAGATGTTAACCTGTTCTGGAGTTAGGCCTGCTCTTTTAACAATACTGGTGATGTTATTTACTGAGTTGACATAAAACACAGCCTCCTTCGATTCTATCTTTTCTACACCACCATCCTCTTTCTTTACGTACCTATACTCAAATTTCCCATTAAGGTAAGATTTAATGATTGGCTTAACCTCAGTATAAACAGAAACAAGATTCTTAACATACAATGTCGGCCTACTAACTCGCCCAGGTTCAAGTGCTTCCCAGTCAAGTTCATAGTAAGGGAGGTTCTTAAATTCATCTAACATTTCTAAGTACTTTACCATCATAGGTGTTGCACTGACATAACATACCTTCTGAATTCCCTGCACTGACTTAACGAATTGAAGCTCTGTATCGGACTTAAACTTGCTGTCAGTGAAGATGCTTTGGAACTCATCGATGACAACCCTATAGTCCATGTCATTAAAGTTGTGCTGTATGATGTCCTTTACTATCCTGAATGAATCATAAGTAACTAGTATCTTCACTGGTCTATTGTTGAATCTACAGTCTGTTATGTAACCGGTTATCTCCTTTGTTAGGCGCTTGAAGAAATCCTCCTTGTCCTTCTTCTCTTTCTTCACCTTCTCTGGATCAACCACCTTATACGGATCATACTTAGACTTCTCTATCTTTGTGAGATCCTTATCTGTACTTGGATCGCTGTCATAATCATTAACCACTAAGTAAGTAGTGTCCGGATGTTGACCATGCTTGTTCTGTAGCAAAATCTTCCTAGGACTACATAAGACAACATTCTCACTGTTCTTAAGAGGATCAATACAGTACTCCGTAAATCCGCAACCAGGGATTTGTTTATTCAAGATGTGCGGAAAATCGTAAATCTTGAATCCCTCAATTTCTGATACATACCTACATCCTGCAGGTACGTCAAGTTTAATAACGTTCATATTATTACTTTTTTTAATTTAATTATACTCTTTCTCTTCTAACTTGGGCTTTCACCCCAAGCTAAGCTTCGCACACATGAGACTCCCTTCTGTCGTCCCATAGTGCTGAAGCTATGTTCTCAATAATAAGTCTTCTATTTCTTTATAACTACATTTTTATCATTTTCAATGTAAATAACCATATAATATCTAAGTAATTATGTAACTTCGAAAAAATAATAATAAATATATAGTTAGATATAGATTATTATATTTGGTGTAATTAACTATGTAAAACCTAAGTAATAGATAATATTACATAAAAATAGTACATATTTATTTATTATATTTGATGTAATTAAGTGTATTAAAGCTAAGTAATTGTATTTTGCTCAAAAAAAATAATAATTGGAACTACCCTCATTCCCTCGATTTTCGCTCCGCTCCAATCTCGGAATTCGGCCAGTCGTAAAAATCATAATCTCTTCTTCAATCCTCTTAAGGCGAAGCCGTATAGTGAAATGATCAGTGATGCCGAGGGAGCGTAGCGATCTGAGGTATCTCTTTTACTGATCATTTTGCTAGTTCTCTTTACTGGAACTTCTTCTGTTTCCTCATTCCATTCCCGTTCCGCTGACGCTCCACTTCATGTCATTCGTCAATCCAGAAGTAACCTACTTACCTCAAGTTTGCCCTCCGCTTCGCTCCAGAGGCTTAGCTTTATGTTTTTTCTGCAACATAAAGAAAATGTGCGAAAAAAAATCACCCCGAGGATTTTCTCCCCAGGGTTTTTTCTGCTTTAGTTCACCACCACATTATTGCCATCATAGTCCACGTTAAATTTCGTAGCATCTGTATTTTCTATCATATACTGGCTTACTTGTGTGATGAGATTCTTTTCCAGTAATCGTCTCAAGTCTCTAGCGCCATACTTCGGATCACAAGATTTTACGATATGATCCTTAAATTTCGCGCTAACCTTCAGAGACAGCTTAGTTTTTGTGAACTGCTTTTTGATTTTTCCCAGTTCCAGTTCAAGTATCTTCTTAAGTTCTGCATCTCCAAGTTCATTGAAGATAACTATACTACTAAGTCGACCTATGAATTCTGGTCTAAACGTTCTCTTAATGGCTGCTTGTACGATAGCTTCATTTCTCTTTTTCTTTTCTTCTTTGTTTGGTGTGTTAAATCCGATATTAACATCTCCCGCCAGTTCTTTCGTACCAATATTACCAGTGAAGATGATAACGCATGATGAGAAGTCTACCTCTGTTGTTGCGTCAGCCAATTTGATCTTACCTTCATCCAAGATTGTCAAGAAGATATCAAAGATCTTAGGGCTCATTTTCTCTACTTCATCGATTAGTAGGACGCTGTTAGGTTTTCTCTTGACCTGTAATAATTGAGGTTCACTATCAAAACCTACATATCCAGCACCTACGCCAATGAGTGAATTAACGGAGGTATCATCTTTCAGTGTATTACCATCAATTCTAATCAGGCTATCTTCTGATCCATAGAATGTAGTGGCTAGTTCTTTACAGATGAGTGACTTACCAACACCACTAGGACCTACCATCAAGAAACTACCAAGTGGGCGTTTATGATCAGCTCTAAGTCCCAGTACATTTTGATTGATGACGTTAGTGACTGTATCGATTGCCTCTTGTTGTCCGATCACTCTTGTTTCCAGGGTGTTTTTCATTTCTTTCAGCTTCTCTCGATCTGTCTTTCTAATTGCATCAACTGGCACCTTACTGATTTTTCCAACTGCCTCTGCTACATCATCGACAGTAATAGTAGGCCAATTCTTTTTATCACTCAGTTCCTTGTTGATTCTCTCTACTTCCTTGCTTAGATCATCCTTAGCACTAGACTCCTCAACCTGTATTTTCTCAGCTTCATCAAAGTTAGTATTCATAGCTTCTTTGATTTTCGCGTCGGTAATTGAGGTGAGTTTCTCTTCTAGTTCTTTCTGCTTAGTTCTATCGACGGTCTGTTTCAGTTTTACGATTGCCCCAGCCATATCCATAACTTCTACGGCTTTATCTGGTTGGTTCTTATCTTTTACATACCTCTGAGACCATTCGACGCAAGTATCAATGACATCCTTCCCTATCTTAACATGGTGGAATTCTTCATATTTCTTGCTGATACCCTTCAAGATCTTAATAGTTTCTTGCGCGCTTGGTTCTTTTACTGATACCTGTGTGAATCTTCTGTTAAGTGCTGCATCTTTCTCAATGAACTTTCTATATTCTTCATCGGTTGTAGATCCAATGCACTGAAATTCTCCGCGCGCAAGGTAAGGTTTGAGAATATTAGCAGCATCACCATTTCCCGAGTTACTTCCATTACCTACTAAGTTATGGAGTTCGTCGATATAGATAATTACTGACTTATCGTTGCAGACTTCTTTGATGATATTCTTGAGTCTCTCCTCGTATTCTCCTCTATACTTCGTACCTGCTACTAAGTCATTGAGGTTGAGACTGCATATTCTTTTATCTTGCAAGGCCTCAGGAACATCACCGGCTGCAATTCTCTGTGCAAGTCTTTCAACAATTGCACTCTTACCAATACCTGCCTTTCCTGTGATACTGACATTTGGTTTTCTACGCTTGCTAAGGATTTCAATAATTGCATCTACGATATCCTCTCTACCAATAACAGGATCGTAGTTATCCCCCTTAGCTTCCTTTGTCATATCACGGCTAAAGGAATCAAGTGTAGGGGTAGTGCTATCTTCGCTGACATCACTAACATTAATACCTTCACTCTGTCCCCAAGCTTCAAATTCATCATCCTCTTTATTCAGACTATTCATTGTAGTGCTGCTTGATGATGTCCCGCTTGATGAATCTACTACTCCTGATTGATTGTCGTCGTAGTCAATTCTCTTTTCCTTGAACATACCTTGTAGAGAATCAAAGAGCTCATTAATAGAGTCTTTGTTCATGTAGTGATGTTCCATGTTGACAAGTTCCACAAGCTTATCTGCCTTTTCCTTGTCAAGTACTTCAAAATCAACCACTGCTTTTACTGCCGTTTCTTCCTTGATCCAATCTATCATACTTCTCAGGACTGCATCAACTCGGAGTATTCCATCAGTTCTTCCTTGATCTTTTGTTAGGTCTACTGATTCATCCAAGATAGTCTGTAGGTCCTCATGCATTACAATATTCTCAGGTAGCCATGATGATTCTTCCTCCTGACTAACCTTACATCTTTCGGCTGCTAGGTTCTTCAGCTTTTCTAGGAGATCCATTTTACTTGCGGCTGGGATCTTCTTGAATTCTTGATCAATCATTCTATCTAGATCCTCTTTTTCACCAAATTCAAAGTAGAAATTGAAAATATTATATAATAAGTTGTCGACTGTTACTGTCTTTAGCTTATTTTCTACTGCAAAGTTATAACACATTGCAAAAATAACTTTCAAATCTCTTGATAATTCTGTTTCTCTCATAATTTTAATTAATAATATATTTTATTTCTCTACTAATAAGACTTTTAGGTTAACTTAGTAGTACGAAATTATCTTCTTGTTCAGTAGGGCGGTCTAGGATCAGGCTACACTCACTATTATCTAGTAGGCCTATTATGTCAACATCAGTACTAATAAAATCTTTAGGTACCTCAGAGACAACTAAGAAACAATCTTTACTATTAGACAGGGCCCTACATATTCCCTTCTTCATTAGTAATAGGTTATCTACACTGTCCGTATCAACCTTGAAGAACTTTTCACTGATCCTACTTAGAATTCCTTTCCTAACCTCCTCTTTCTTGCTAATCTCTACCCTTTTTATATTCACCATACCATCAAATACTTTAGGCATGATCCTTGGAATTACTAGGTCAAGATCTGTATTAACCAAGTCATACAGGTCATCAGTCAGAAAGTCTATTATTATATCAGGATTTTCTGTTAGTAGCTTCAGGCCGTCCTCCTTATTATAAGACAGTACTTCCTCATCTTCTTCTATGCCTTCTCGATAAGTTAGTGTCTCTACTACAGTTCCATCTTTATACGTGACTTCATACCGAAACTCTATAAAAAAGTCAATTGGTAGGTTAATACTAAATCCTAGTCGTGGAAGTTTGTGGAGGTATAGTCTCTTCTTTCCACTGTATGCTGAGTAGACCGTCTCTATTATTTCAGAGAGATATCCAGTACTGTCAGGCAATAGTTTATAATCACGTAACCTGAAAGCTCTATAATCACCAGGATTTTCATCTGTTCCTGTATAAGCTGTAACATGACTAATCATAATAAGTACTTATATTTATTGTTCAACATATTAATTCCATGATAACCCGCCGCATAGAATCCAAGCATATTAATAACGCCAGATCTTCCCAAGTAAAATCTATTCCTCAGCGGTTCACCCTCTACTAAAGACTCTTTCCACATTCTATCAATTAATTTCTTCTGCGGTATTTTATAGTCTTCTAGGTTTCGTTTAAATGTCTTAGCTATTACTGTATCTGACACTTCATCTCTCCCGTAGCTAACCCTAATATGTCTTGCTGGTAGTCTTTGTTCTAGTCTAAAAGTCAGGTTACCGTCATCCTCTATACACATCTTCCTAATTAATGATTTCTTAGTGGGCATTTTTCCAGAGTTGATAATATAATACCCCGGCCATACTTTTACTAGGTGCTTATCAACGTAACCTATGAAATCTAGGACCTTATCAACTTCCTTTTTTCTTCCCCACCTAAAATCATTCAAGAGGTCATAAAACTGTTTCTCGCTTAAGTAATCTAGAAAGTAACCAGCACCATATATCTTAATAGGAACCTCTGGAAAAATATAGATTCCCAGTTTTACAGTATCAACGTACATAAATTGTCTAACTATCATATACGAACGAATAAAGGTCAGGTCTAAGTATTTCTCCTAGACCCAACCTGATTTTATAATTCTTGCAATATTTTTCGTTTGACACCACTTAATTCTTTCTTGAGGAGTCTATTTTCTTTCCTCAGTGAATCTATTATGTCATCTGTTTTCTTGGCTTTCTTGTTTAGTTTTTCTGTCTTCCTTAGCAATTCTTTCATCTTACTTTCCAGGCCAACTAATTTTTTAGCCACTGTGTCATCGCTCATAGTATTATTATTAAAGTTTATATTCTAACGTTCAGCACATAATAGTAGCTGTGTTCGTAGTAGTTTTCTTGTCTTTCTTCCTCCCTTAGTTCAACCTTGTACCCTAAGTCAGTTAGTCGATTTTTAACAAGAGATAGCTTTATAATTCCCACTTCGCTATTATACTCTTCAGTTAGTGAGTTTTTACCTCCCACTAGTTCGTTTAGTAGTGATTCAATTAACCTACTACACTCATCTTCTATCTGAGGCTCTAAATTTTTTACTCTCTTTAGTACCTCGTCCTTTAATTCACTTGCTGTTAATAAATTTTCCATTATTTCTTAACCCTAATTACCATCTTAGTTGTTCCACTCTTTATTGTGATCACTGTATCTTTCTTAGTGTCTTTGATTGCGTCTAATGCAGAGTCCACTTTTTGTTGAAACTCTGACTTAGTGCCTCTTGTCAAGTTCATTACCATAAACACAACGACTGATATGAAACCTATAGTCAATAGCATGATCAAAAACTCTTTCACATCCTTACTGATCATAGTTCAATCTCCTCTTTATTTATTAGGTTCTTATAAAATAGGTCACCATAATTTTTAGAGTAATTATCTTCCACCTTACCACCGCTGACCCAATATTTAGCCTGTATATTTTCAAAAGCTGTGGTTATATATTTTCTCAGCCTCAGTCTCTCATTCCAGGTATCGTAGTCTTCATCCACGTCCCTAATAATCGGCGGTTCAAAACAGAGCGGCATTAAGTCAGATACAATTAAGTCTACTCTTATCGGAAAACTTGTCTTGCTCTGATCAATTCCGCCGGAGTGTAGGACGTAAACTTTCATACCGTCCAGCTCTATTACTTCTTGGCATGGTAGTAGTTCATCATTATACATTACTCCTTCCTTACATAATAACACAGTATCGTCAACTATGTCTTCTTTCTCTGTTACTACTTTTATTTTCATACTCACTTATAAGGTTTCTAGATCTTCCAGCACGTGAATTCCTTATATATAGAGATGAGAAAATTAAGAACAAGAAAATTAGCGATTGAACAAATAAGTAATAAGTTAAAGGACCATATGATAAGTAGTAGGACCTTAGATGAGCTAGCAGAAAAAGATACTGTGCGTGATCTCTTTATAACTAATAATGCGACTTCATGTAGGTCATTATTTAGTTCAGTCTTAGATTATATTAATCTAAGAACCAGGTCTATAATAGGTAGTGCTAAGAATGGAGAACTAATAATCTCACCTAGGGAACTTAAGAAAATTATCCTACTGTATAATGTCTCAAATATACTGTTATTCAATTGGGACCCTATGGCAGTACATGTGAATCATAGTAATTATGACAGGTTTGTTAAGCCTGACGAGAGAACATCAGATGCATATATGGCGGAAATAGACTTGAGATGTCGTAAAGCAATGAATATACTACGTCTATTATTTGAACGTGGGCTAAGTAAGTGGTATCTAGGCGTATGAGTGGAAAGTTAGTAAGTGTTAATGTATTCTTAGATAAATTGAGGGAGTACATTGTAGATCATGAAATAACAAAAGATGAACTAGGCAGGTGTTTGATGAATAATACCTTTGATGCAATGTTTCATGATAGCATCACAAGGGAATTCAACTCTCTTGTTTACGTCATATATAGTAAGGCAGATCGTATGTTATTTAGCTTAAAACTTCGTAGGCTAGAGGGTTACTATGATAGAGCGTATATGTGGTTAAAGAAGTTAAAGGATATATCAGGATTATACTTAGGTGATGTAGACCAATCCAAGTATATGAAGGTAAATATCAGAAATGCAGGGAGGTTTTTAGGTAAGTTCGGCCTAGATGACTTTAGAACCTATCCTTCAGAGATGAGAGAGTTCTTATATAGACAAAAACTATGGTGTTTAATCTGGGAAATTTGTAAGATATCAGAAAATTTTAGTATTTAGTAATTATAATAAAAGAACAAATGAAAAGTATTTTTAGTAGACTTAGAGGTAGAAAAGTAAGTAGTGGTATCAGTAATGAGAGACTACAAGTTATGGCATCATCTATTAGAGGTGGTGGAATTAACATAGATACACCGAAAGATTATGTATCTCCTTATATTATTAAGGAGAGTGAGAACATAAGAACAGTACAGGTTGATGTATTTTCTGAACTCCTCAAGAATCGTACATTGTTCTTTGATGCTGATGTTAATAGAGACTCAGTGGTAACGGCAATGTGTCAACTCTTGTATATGGTAGCTGTCAGTAAGGAGCCAATTACTATGTATATTGCAACTCCTGGCGGTGATGTATACTATGGTCTTGCACTTTATGATCTTATGGAAATGATTAAGGCAGAAGGTGTAGTGATCAATGTGTACTGTATTGGCTTGGCGGCTAGTATGGGAAGTATTTTGATGTGTGGAGGTACAAGAGGTCATAGATACGCACTTAAGCACTCTAGAATTATGATCCACCAGCCATTATCAGGTACAGGTGCAGGTCATCATCAAGAAACTGACATCAGAATTCTTAGTGAGGAGACTAGTGTACTACGTAAGGAGCTTCAGATGATTCTTGCAGAGGCTAGTGGAAAGTCTTATGAGGAGGTAAATGCTGACTGTGAGAGAGATAACTGGTTGATGGCTAGTCAGTGTCTTCCAGGTGTCTATGGTGAGTTTGGCTTGATTGATGAGATTAAGACCAAGTTCTAGAAATATTAGAGTAGGGTTATCTATGTTAGGTAGCCTTACTTTTATAAAACCAGTATATGAAATTAGTAGCGGCATATAATCCAGGTAATCGTTTGAAGGTATGTGTGGAGCTAGTAGTGAAAGTCCCTAGATTTACAGATAGTACCTACCAACTTAGTAAGTACTTGAGGATTCATAAAGCTAATCCATCAAATATGATAGAGGAGGTACTTGGGAATAGTGGCAGTGAGAAAGAACAAGAGGAGTACTTAATGAATACTCTGTACAACTCTCTTTTTTACATAGACTATTTTAGAGTTGACCAAGCTGTTATGCTGTTTGAACCATTGAAATTGTACCTAGTATTATGTGAGTATCGTAATGTAAGTAAGTATCTAACTTCTAAGCAGGTAGTAGATATGTGTAAGGAGTCTATAACCAATAATTTTGCGGTAGGTGCATTCTATGGCCCATACTATGCTAACTATTATAACTTTACAAGCCTTAAGGTAGATAGAATAGAAACAAATAAGATAGGAATGCTGGATGTAAAATCTATATTCTGGAAGAGAAATCCAGAAGTTATTAATCTATTAGATACTACTTATAGATGAAACTAGATGTATTATTTACAGCAGAGTCTTTAGAATATACTTACATTGATATAGTAAGGTCTAATGCAATCTTCCCCATTAAAGTTAGACTCCCCGATAATTTTGTAATGGAACTAGAACTATGTGCCGAAGACTTTAGACCTGTTACGGTTTGTCATAGTAATATAGATTTCTTTGAACAGGAGTGGAGGTGTTTTTGTGTTAGTAGGTTTGGTGCTAGTAGTTCACTCTCTGACGGTTATGTTGACTTAGACTTATATGTTAGACTGGATCTTATAAACCCAAGTCTTAAATACCCAAGCAAGAAATTCTTAGAGGCTTTAATAGATGAATCACTGAAAGATCCCATCTATAGTCTAGAGTTTTTCAATCCAAGTTTTATAGAGTCTGGTGAGTATATAAAGTCAGTAGGTAAGAGGTTGAAAGGGAAGATGAAATTTAATGATGTAGAGTTGAACTTAGGAGACTTGAGTTCTTGGGATCTAAACAAAAACGCAGGTCTATTTCTAAGATACATAGTAGATGGAAAAGATTAACCTAAAAATAATAAGGGATAAGGATAGAGGATATGAATTACTACTATTCCCTATCCAACTATGCCTTACGAAAGATGTAACTGATACGTTGGATGATGGGTCTAAGGTGTTGGTGAATTGTTTTAGTAGTTACACCAATGCTAAAATAAGAGCAGAGGAGTTAATAGGTGATCCATTAAGACAATTAGAAGATTATTATTTAATATTTGACAGAGGTTTTGAAATCTTAGAATACCAAAAACCTCGAGAATTTAAACTAATTACTGGAAAGAATGCCAAAGAGTATCTGATGTATGAGGAGTTCTATCAAAATATTATTTATCGTGACCAGAGTGATGAAAGCCTGATAAAATCGTTGATAGGTGGATATGACCAGTACAGAGTATCAATAGAGGACCTGACACTGGAGTATGATCCAAGGGAAGTATTCTGTAAGAACTTGTACTCATACAGTCAGGCGTACGAAGTCTTTGTAATCACCCAATATAACCTACTATTAGATGAAAAGAAAGATAGAAGTGGGAATAACTAGGAAGTATGACTATTACAGAGTTGTTCTCCCAGTTAAACTCAAGTATCCTAAAGATTATAAGGAGTATATTTTCAAGAGTGATTATTACTTTAATAATAGACTAGCTAAGGTAGAAATTGAACAGCTATTGGAATTATACAATAAGTGTGAGCTTACAGAAGTTAATATACTGTTGACTCTATTCAATCATAACTACCAAGCAATACCTGAATCTATAAACGCTAAGTGGATGACTGATAAATTACTAAGATATGCACTCTCTTGGTGGACCCCTACTATTGCAACTACTTCACCTTGGTTTGACCTAGATTATGGTGGCGGGTTAGTTAGTATAGAAGGTGTTGGTTTCGGAGGTACGACCTGTGAACGAAGAGAGATTATAATAGAAGATACAGAAATTCTAAAAATAGACAATAGATTAAAAGTTGAATACCTAATAGCTGGCTTGTATCAGAAGTCAGTAAGAGAGTAGTACATTAGACTTGTACTATTCTTTTTTTTGTTCCTCATAATTCCTTATATGTAGTAATGAAGAAAGAAATAATTATAAAGAGAGTATATTATATTGCAAGTAATATAGATTATGTTTTTATACCAGTTAAAATACCTTGCTGGCTCCTAGATAATTGGTTTACGGAGCAGTATGGTGGATATTACTACTTATCCCCTATTACTGTTGAAAGTAAGAATCTAATATTAAATAAACTAGATAGTGGTGGTTATAGCTCAATAGAAAAGTTATACTTAATAAAGACTGTTAGAGCTTTTAGTAATAAAACAATAACACTAAATATGGCTAGGGATCTGATAGAGTATTCAAAGTCTTTAACTAGTCTTAAGTATGCACCTATACTAGTTAATAGTACGAGTTACATAGGTGGGGATAAGACCTTTAGAATGAAACTAGGTACTGATTTGACTCTTAAAGGAATAGACCCAGTTATTGATGAGATATTTACAAAACTTATACAAGATGAAGAAAAACTATAAAATAAAAATCTGCGTTGACTGTTATAATCATGTAGCATACGTAGTTCCAATTAGAGTACCTAGAGTTGTATTGAGTACTTATTTTTCTGAGGTTAGTAATCTTCCTAAACACAAGACTATTATTTATAGGCTGGACAGAGGACCTACTGATAAAGCAATAGGTAATGAAGTAATGGCTGGGGTTAGGGAGTTATTAAGTAAAGATCAGCTAGGTGACCTGGTAAGTGTAGAAGTATATGTAGATGATGTAATTGCCCGTTTCCATGATAGGACTGACATTTTTAAAGCAGGAAAGATAGTAGAGCGTTTGAAGAGTCAGGATTGGATGGTAAGTGAAAGGATGTACTCTGATTTTGAATACTTCACTAGGCCTGGAAAACTATTTGGTAATTATAAGTATGAAATACACGAAAAAATAGTAAGCACTGAACCTCCATTACTAGGTGTGAGGCCTATTTGGACGGAGGAAGTGTTGTCTATACTGATTGAGTGGTGGTATGGCAAAGAAAAAGAAGACAAAGGTATATCTGATATTTAGAAACGGAATAGCATACAGTCTATTCTTTTCCGCGCGAGTACCAATGAATTATGATATTATGAAGTTTATTGAAAATCCTCGTCGCCTCCCATTAAACTACTCTATCTACTTTGAAGGTGTTAAGTCTCGCGCGGATGTATTTATTATGTTAGACTTCCCGCCTACACCTCGTTCAACAAAAAAGTATCCAACAAAGAGAGATGTTGTTAAGTACTTGAAAAACTTAGGACTTACATACTCTGAGAAAGATGCTATAATTCTTGAAAGTGAGATGAATAGGGTGTTAGGTTCAATATTAAGAAACTCACAATATACTAAGTGGACTGTATTTGATTATGAGGTAGATGTGGACCACTCTATGATACTAAGGAAAGCAGGTAGTGGACAGTACTATGAATTTGTTAGGAGACTTTTTCATGAAGGTAAAGGCTAAATTAGTAATAGTGTGCCCTTATGGTCCAATTACACAATTTAAATCGGTTGGGCACTATATGAGGATAAAAGCACTGTGGTCTGATAGAATACGGATGCTATTTGATAGTGGGATGTTTGAAAATCTAGGTATGTGTACTAGGATGGGAAATGACCAGAAAGAACAGCACATATATCTCGGAGTTAGCCCAGAGAGTAACGTAAAAAGTAAGAAGGCACCTACTTCAAAATATCTGAAATCCTTGGAAAGGAATATATCACTAACTCCATACTGTACCAGTATAATGGAGGAAGAAGATCTTAATGATCTAAGTGAAGACTATATAATAAGGTTATATGATATTACTGTTGACCTAGAAATCTTAATAGACAACAGTAAGGGTGTACTTGAAAAAGGCCTTTGCGCTGCACTAGAGGAGATATTATGGAAATGGAAAAATTGATAAGATGTAGCTTAGTAGTGACATGGTATTTTGGATATATAACCGACGTAGTGAGTTACTTAAGATTAACTGTCATGGCGAATGAGGAGATTTCATCCTTGATTAATAATGATATGTTTTGGTCAAGGAATTTTGATGGAAGTTATAGCGGTTTCTCTAATCTAAGCCCTCGTGAATTCTACTTCTCTATCACAAACGTAGACTTTTTTGTAGGGGAGCATAAGATTCCCACTAAGAAGATGGTAGACGAGCTGGTGAAGACGGCTAAGCTCGGAAATATTATATTAGATAAGGATAGATTTATAAGGATACTTTCAGAGAGGGGTGATTATAAGATAGAAGAGATAAGTACAGGAGTGGACCTAGACTTGTTTCTCGGTAAGTGTGATCCGGGAAATAAGAGGCTTAAATTTTTACATGACTTAATAAGAAGTGCTGAAGATATTAATAAGAAGATCTAATCATACAAGCTCAATTGGAATCTATGCAGAGGTGAAAATATTAGGGTCTAGAGAATTAACGGATTACTTTAATAATCTGTACGACTCTCTTATAGGTATTAGTTGGAAAGCTAATGAACCAACACACTCGATAGATCACTTTAAAAACTTAGTACCAACTGTTTATTATTTCTACTTGGGCGACATACTACCTGAGAGAAGAAATAGAATGAAGGTATTTACCAAGAAACAGTTAAGAAGATTCCTAGAGACTGCAGAGGTAATAGGAAGAGTGTGGTGCAGGAGAAAGATAGATACCTTGAAAGTTAATTATTTTTTCGAAGAGGTAATAGTTGACATGAACCCTTCCGATATTGATAAGAGAAGTCTACCTAGTCTATCACCAGCACTAAGATTCATTATAAACCTACTACATAATGGAGAGAGCACGATTACTAGTGGTTAGGGATTGTTGTAATGGACATATTAGTACCTACATAGGATTATCTTGTAGGGGTTCTAAAAATCTCCTGGATTATTTGAGGCACTTATATTTCAGCATGAACCTCTATCCTGCAGAAGTAGATTTTCCAAGAGAGACACCTGAGATTAAGAAGCTATCAGAATTTACAGACCTAGAACCTATGGGACTGTATTTTAGGGTTATTAGTCCTTCCGATAATCTAACGGCCGGCAAATACATAACACATAAACAAATACAATTGATACTTAAGGACCATGTAATAACCGATGAAGTGGAAAGTTTTAGTTTCTATGAAGGGACTGTATTAGGCAGGGAAGTTTATGAAATTATGGTAGACAGGGATGAACTAACAAGTAAGAGCTATAATTCTGATAAGTTAATGTTCATACGAGACCTAATGAAACAACGTAGTAATTTTGCATGGTAGTCAGTCTTAGGTTCCTTAATGGTGTGATAATAATAAAAGATAGTTTATGTTAGACAAGAGTGAAATTTATTATTCGTATGATGATGTATTTATCTTACCAGCTACGACAAGTTTTATAAGTAGTAGGTCAGAGTGTAATGCAAGGAGAGAAGATGATAATATGTACCCTATCTTCACAGCCCCAATGAATTCTGTTGTGGGCCTTGAGAATGAAGATTACTATAGGGAGCTTGGTATTCATCCTATCTTACCTAGAACAATTGAGCTAGGTATTAGATTAGAGCATGCATTATCTGGTAAGTGGGCTGCATTTAGTCTTAGTGAATTTAGTAGTCATTTTTCAGAGGGCTCCAGTACTGTGATTGGAATGGCTAGGGCACTGATTGATGTTGCTAACGGTCACATGGAGAAAGTACAAGACCTAGTGAGACGCGCCAAGAATCATTATGGTAGTAGTCTTGAGGTAATGGTAGGAAATATAGCTAATCCCGAATCAATCATACCTCTATCTAAGTGTGGCGCGGATTATGTAAGAGTTGGTATTGGTGGTGGTCTTGGATGTATCACTTCAACGCAGACTGGTATACATTGTCCCCCTGCTACACTACTAGATAAGATGGCGCAACTAAAAGATGACATGAGATGCGACGGAGAACATACTGCTAAGATAATTGCTGATGGTGGTATTAGATCTTATGCTGATGTTGTGAAGGCATTATCACTAGGGGCTGATTATGTTATGATAGGGGGATTATTCAGCTCACTCATAGGCAGCAGTGGAGAATACGTCGCAGTTGATAGTCAGAGTAAGAGCGCCAAAGATAGTATAGTGCCAAATAATAGGGGAGACTTCGAAATAATCAGTAAGTGGCTTGAGGATGGACTGACCGTGAAGAAAGTATTTTATGGTATGGCTAGTGCAGAAGGTCAGGTCGCTATGAATGGTACTAAGACAAAAACATCTGAAGGTACTAGTAAGATTCTAACTGTTACAGATGACTTGCCTGGGTGGATTGATAACCTTGATTCATACCTTAGAAGTGCAATGTCTTATGTAGGGGTCAAGAAAGTAGAAGACATGTACAAAAGATCTACATGTATTATCACAAGCAAGAGTGGTAAGGATAGAATAAATAGTTAGAGTACATAGGCTGGGAAACTAAATTCCTGGCCTTTATTTTTATTCCTCTTGATACCTTACTTGTGTGAAAATAAAAAGTTATGTCAAAAAAGAATCAAAAAGAAATAATTGCATTTAAGACATTAGATGAGTTCGGAATTGATAGACGAGGTAAGAAATTTGAAATTGGGGAGTCATATACTACAGACCCAAGTGATATGTTTGAGGGTGAGACTTTTCCAGTTCGACTATTTGATTTCCACCCAATGCTAAGATCAACGCTCGTAAAATGTGTACTGTCTGGAAAAGTAAGCAGAGAGAACAGCGGAACTAAATATGAAGCAACAAAACTTAGGGTAGTCGAAGAGGTAGACTTAACATATGCGGCCACTGCTAGTATTGGGCAACTTAAAGTGGATAGTAAGATGCCGGTTAGAGTTGAGTATACCGATATGAGATATGAATATGTAAGACTATACTCAAACAGTAGTCTCAGTAAAGACTTGTGCACTGGCTATGATGGTTCCTTAATATCGACGAATAGTTATTGTGCAAGGGTAAGAGTAAGCGGGGTTGAAACAAAAGTTAGTTCAACAGGAGATGAATCTAATATATTTGTCGGTGGTGAGCGTAATACAATAAGCGCTACAGGTACTCGTAGTATTGTAGTTGCTTGGGGAAGTGGTCATTGTATTTCTGTTAGTGGTTATCGTAGTACTATATGCGCTGATGGTGAAGATATAACAATAAGTAGCTCAGACGATTTTGCAAACATTATAGCACTTGGAGTTTGCAATAAAATAAGTACAACAGGGGACGAGACTGAGATTTATAGTTGCGGTGATAGAACTTTCATTAGTGCAGTTGGTGAGGGGTCTATTATAAAAAGCACTGGTAAGAATTGTACTATATATGCAGGTAGTAATTCAATCGTTAGTGCAGGTCTTGGTAGTTGGATTACACTCACTAAGACTAAAGAAGATGATAAGGGGAATATAGTGCCAGTAGAAGTAGTATCTTGGCGAGTCGATGGAGACTGTATCATGCCAGGCGTATACTACAAATTAAGTGATGATGATTTTGAACCCGTTAAGTGGTCAAATAGTAAGAAAGAGAGTATCGAGTAAGGTATTCTCTCTTTTTATTTCGCCGGCTAATATATGGCAGTGTAATTCAGAGGTCGTCAAATCCTTAATAGTGAATAGAATGGAATCCGTAAGCCCTGGAGTAGATGTTCTGCCAATAGTCGCCGGCAGAGGAAAGAGGTAATCCGGATTGATGAATTTTGCTCAGTTTTATAATCACTAGTCTAAAATTGAGATACCCTAGGGCGGTATAGGTGAGCCATGTACGCAGGGGCTGCATTCTTGGGTCCGTGACACATGTGCAGTACGGTACTAGTAGAGGTAGGGAGTCGAAAGGAAATCATTTTTGAATGGTTTACTCCCAGCCGTTTTTATAGGAGTCTTGCAAGTCCTGGAGTAGATGTTCTATCAATAATTCGCAGATAGAGGAAAGAGGTAAGCAAGTATTGGTTAGTTTTGCTCAGTTTTATAACCGGATATATATACTCTAATACTGAGATACCCTGGTAGCGGTAGAGGTCAGCTAATTACGTCAGGAGCTATATTTCGAGAGTGCTTAGACACACATGTATAGTACGGTATGGCAGAGATAGGAAGTCGAAAGGAAACTATTTATAAATAGTTAACTTCCTGTCGTTTAATTTTTTTTCTCTAGATCCCTTATAGGTATGAGAAATGATAAGTTAATAAAGTATCTTAGGGTAAATAAAAACTACTCGTTTATGTTGGGAAAATTTTTGATCCCTAAATGTATAATGACTATTAAGGGGAATCCCCACGACTTAGAGCAAGGTAGAGAATATAATCTAGCTCAAGGAAGTGCATGGTCTCCAGAATTTCAGAATTTTCTAGATACGAAGCATAAAAGTATAGGTTATATTAGAGAATTCCCTATTATTATAAAAAACCAAGCCCTTTGGGAATCTATGTGCAATATACACAACGTCCCACCTAACTTACGACCCAGAAACTATTTCTTAGCTGATTATCTCATATATAACTACAATTTTCTAGTAGAAATAGATAGTCAATATCATAATGAAGAATATGACAAGGCTAGAGATGATTATATTAAGAGAGGTTATGGACTAGATACATTGAGATTTTATGAATACGGGAGAAATAAGCACCAGAAGTTTTCAGATGATTTTCAGTTCTTAGTAAATTTCTGCAGAAACTCTGGAGCTATACCAGTAGATTTTAACTACGATCAATTAATTATAGATAATTTCTTACAGAAAAATAGTAGGGTTATTTCTGTATATGATAAGATAGAAAACTTACTGGCAACTAAAAAACTAAAGACTATAGTATTAAACAATAAAAATTTAAGTATCCCAGAATTTGTTCAATTACGATACGGTATTAATTACTTAGAAGAACTTGCAAGTTACTTTAGGTTCTCTTATAATGTAAATGTAATTCTTGTGACCTAGAATCCTTAAATATGAAAGAGATGCAGTAATCCATTGAAATACATGGTACTGTATAGGCTTAGTTTTGCTCAGTTTTATGAGTCTCATATCTTATAATAAGATATGCTTAATTAGTCACGAGACGCTGAGATACCCTAGAGCGATAAAGGTGAGCTATGTACGACAGGAGACCTTTCATAGTCGGTTATGTTTAGGTTACGGTACTGGTGGAGATGGGGAGTCGAAAGGATAGTTAATTCGATGCCAGCAATGTCAATAAGGCTGGAAACGATCATAGGGTTAACTAGCTCCCAGTCGTTTATTTTTTTTGTTTCTGTAATACCTTCAATTCCTTATTAGTGAGATGTGGCAAGTATCGACTATAGGGATCTTGTCATAAGGCTGAGTTTCGTCTAGTATTTGTAAGCCTTCGAGTAAGGACCGATCTCGATAATATTCTAGACTACCCCCACGTAGCGATAAAGGTTAGCTAAGTACGTACAGGTAGAGATAGAAGATGTTTACATCTTCAGTCGATATAGGAGTGAGGCATTGCTCCTATAGAAAGAAGGGAGCACGAAATTCCTGGAGTAGAGGTCTTACCATAGAGCCGGTAAGGGAAAGAGGTAATCGTGTTGACTAATTTTGGTTGTTTTTATAAGTCTAATTTAATCTAAAACAATCCACCCTGGTAGCGATGTAGGTAAGCTAAACACTTAGGGCTATTTCCGTGGATGGGTCGCATCTAAGTAATAGTTCCGGTGCGGTAGAGATAGGAAGTCGCAAGGAGAGAATTCTAAACGCAATTCCACTCTCTGTCGTTTTATTTTTTTTCTTCCTCTAAATCCCTTATATGTATGAATAGAAAGTTACTGAATAAATTTTTAAGAAGTAGTGATAGATTTTCGTTTTACCTAGGTGAGTATTGTTTTCCAAAATTTATACAGTCTGGGCCAAACAAGTATTTTAGTCTAGAAGATAATAGAAAACAAAACTTAGAGCAGGCAGACAGCGCTTGGTCAAGATATTTCAAATCAATCTTACAGTGCTATAGTGGCCTTTATTATATTCGGGAGTTTCCACTAATAATAGAAAGAAGGGATAGGTGGGAAAACTATTGTTTAGCTAACATGGCTTTAGATAACGAATCTCTCAATAGAAAGTATTTCTTAGCAGACTATTTCTTCCCTGACTACAATTTATTAGTAGAGATAGACTCAGACCTACACGATCAAGAATATGATAAGGCAAGGGATGAGTATATACAGGAAATCTGGGGATTAAAAACTCTTAGGTTCAATGAATTTGGTTGTAGTCCTGAAAATCAATCTTATTATATAAGAGAGTTTAATAAGGTAATAAAGTGTGGGAAAACGAACAGGGTCAGTATGGTCTATAATAGTCTACTAGTAGATTACTTTAATTATAAATTTGGATCTATAAAAAAGAATATTGATGCAGTAGAGAGGATAATTAATACAAATAGATTAACAGAAAGAGTATTAGATCTAACAAGCTATAGTAAGGTTTTTGGGAATTTTATGGATTTTAAAGACCTACAGTATGTGATTTTAGGTATGTATGATATTCTTGTAATTTCAAAGGCCTACAATCCTTAATAATGAAGGTGCATAGTAGTTTAAGTGACAATCTATCTGGAAAGATGATAGAGGGCTTTTACCTGCTATGTTGGTCTTGGTTTAGTCTAGTTTTGAGAGACCGCTTATTAACTAACACTAGAATACCCTTGCAGCGAGACAGGTTAGCTGTGTACGACAGGAGGCCCGGAGAATCTAGAGTGCACTGGATTTCTTTTGGGATTACGGTACTGGTAGAGATAGGAAGTCGAAAGGATAGTAGTGTAGTCGCCAGCAATGACAATAAGACTGGGGTGAAACGGAGACATTACTAGCTTCCTGTCGTTTTTTTTGCTCCCCACACCTAGGATGCCTTCGATTCCTTAAATATGATAGAAAATGGAGTTATGTAAATCCTGGAGTAAGACCGATAGATAGAATGGGACGAAAGAGGTAACCATGCTGATGAATTTTGCTCAGTTTTATAGTCACTAGTCTAATACTGAGATACCCTAGAGCGAAACAGGTGAGCTATGTATTGCGAGTCAGGCGGGAGGCCAAGAGGATATATCTATACCCGTTATTGGCTGTAATACTGGTAGAGATAGGATGTTGGGATTGAGGTTGTTCACGTCAAAAAATGACCGAAGAAAGCTTCTCAACATCCAGTCGTTTTTTTTGCAAATTAAAAAAGAGAGAAAGGTAAGTTATAATACCAATCTCTCCTTCTTTTTTAGTCAATTGTAATCTGTTTTCCTGTGAGTCCCTTTTTCTTTTGCAAGTTGATCAAGAGTACTCCGTTCTTCAGGCTTGCACTAATATTATTCATGTCAATCTCTCTGCCTACATAGAATGACTCTTTAAAATCTGGTAGTACCTTAGTTTCACTGGTTTCTTTGTTAACCCCACTAACAGTCAATCTATCATCTTCTGTTGTAATCTTTAGGTCTGATTTTTCAAAGCCTGGCACTACTAAAATAATCTTTGCACCGGACTCTGTATTCTCAACCTTACTATTTACTCTCTTGCATGTATCATCAAAAAGTGACATTGCTGTATCAACGTAGTTCTTAATAAATCTATCCATCATATTTTTCAATTTTTTGTTAAACTTGTACTGCTAATAATACAAATGAAATACCAAAATAATTTCTCTGCCTTTTTGTCACCCTTCCCTGCCAATTTGACATTTTCGTAGGTAAGGTAGACATGGAACCTTATTAATAGAAAACAGATAATAATAAAAACATGGAAGATTACTCAGACATACCAAAAATGTTCGTGGTAAAAAATGAACCGCAAGAGGTAACACAGATTAGGGCTCACATACTTAGATCATTCAAGGACCTACTATTTTTTGAAGAGCCACATATTTATTCACTTCATAGTAAGCAGTTGACCTCTGTTACTACTATGTTGGGTAAGTATATGGCGCCTTTTGATACAGAACAGACGGCTATTAATTATGCTAAGAAAAATGGTGAGACTCCTGAATATTGGAAGGATAAGTGGTTGTGGAAAAATAAGATGTCTACAATTACAGGATCACTAGTGCATGAATTTGGGGAGTCTTATTCTTACTTAATAAATGGTCACCCTGAGAGAATAACTGAGTCTTGTAAGTGTAAATATGTGGAGGATAAAAACTGGCTCATTCCAACAAGGGGTAAAGAGGAGGCAGTTATCAATTATTGGTCTAGTCTTCCTCCTTGTCTTCACTTTGTTTATGCAGAGGCGATGTTATATACAAACAGCAACCCAGATCCCAGTACTCATCTCAAGACACAACTAGCAGGGACGGCAGATATCTTACTATACTATAAAGATACTGTTAACCCAGAGAATAGTGGTCTTGTAATAGCTGATTATAAGACAAATGCTGATATTAGGAATAAATTTGCAAGATCGACAGGTAAGAAGATGAAAAGTCCATTTAGTGATTTCTTATCTGAGCCGCTTAGTGAATATTATGCTCAGTTCAGTACATATCAAATCCCACTAGAAGACATAGGACTTAAGGTTATCGCTAGAAGACTTGTATGGCTTAAGGATGATGGAAATTTTGAAGTCCTAGCAACACCTGACTTATCACAACTAATTAGGGAAAACTTATGAAAACCAGTATTAAGTATTATAGAAGATTGTTCGGTTCAGAAATATGGGCCAGGTTCTACATACCCATCAAGAAAACAAAATATGCATTATCAGCCTCGTTGAATGGTAGAATCTATAGAGCATTAAAAGTAAATAAGTTTTTGAATCATAACTTAATTATTAGTATTAGGACTGATAAGTACCTTAGTAGTAGGTCAATTATTTCTATACTCAAGATAATATTAACTAATGGGACAGACTATATGGACTGCTTTTTAGACGTACAAGATCCACATAGAGCTGACCGTCTAGGTGGAATTGTAGAAGTAGGTAGAGATATTATAGAACTAGATAAGTGTTTTATAGATGACTTAATAGAAAGAAATATTAGAGAGTAGTGGTTAGTACTACTCTTCTTATTTCGTCTTAGTTTCCTTAATAGTGTAACATGAATATAATATGAAATCAAAAGTCGTATACTATAAAAATAGATTTGGTGACTCTATATTTGCTAGAATTATGGTACCTGTGGAGTTCAGTAGGAATTTAATCGTAGGGGGTTCTGGAAAATTATATAAGGGAGACGTTGATCTGTGCACTCCTAAGTCTTATATATTGGGATTTGTAAGGTTAACTAGTAAATTCATAGACGGGGCCACTATTTTAAATATAATAGAAGAGCAATTAAAGAACGGATCAAAACCGGGAATAAATCGTCTCGAGATTAGAAGCAGTGTCGTACAATCAGAATACGAGAGATCAAATACAGTCTATGTTAGTGCAAAAGATATAGACCTAGATGATAGTAGAGTATCTAAGTTAATAGAAAAATATGTTAAGATAATGTAGTACTACCTTTTTATTTTGCCTTAGTTTCCTTATTAGTGTAACAACAAAAAAATTATTTATATGAATAGAACTAGAGATTATTCAGTAAGTATTAAGAAGAACATTATTGAGAAACTATCAGACTACCTTGAGAAGAACAAGATCAAAACTATGGTACTTGGTGTGAGTGGTGGTATTGATAGTACATTAAGCGCTGCATTATGTTATGAAGTTGCTAAGAGGACAGGTGTTAAGCTACTTGGTTACTCTTTGATGTGTAAGACTAATGCAGAGGGTGAGGTTAGTTCTGCGGTTAATGCGGGACTAGCGTTTTGTAATGAATTTAAGGAGGTAAACATTGAGAATTGGTATCTTCAGTCTAGCACCATTGTATCAATTGGGACTAGCTCAACTGATGATCCCGCCAATCTATCGGCCATTGCATTAGGTAATATTAAGGCAAGACTTCGTATGATTTTCTTGTACTGTAAGGCCGGGGAAACTGGCGGAATTGTAGTTGATACAGATAACATGACAGAGCACAATACTGGGTTCTGGACGATTCATGGTGACGAGGGTGATGTAAATCCAATAGGTAATCTTTGGAAGTCAGATATCTATGAGGTTACTGATTACTTGCTCACTGAATACCTTGAATATCGTGAGACCCTAGTAGAAGGTGTGGATGACGAAGAGATCAAGAGAACTGGTTATGCTGTGGCTGCCCTGGAAGATGCACTTAAGATAGTACCAACAGACGGAAATGGAACATCTGCTAGTGACCTTGACCAGATTGCGCCAGGTTGTACTTATGAGCAGGTCGATGAAGTACTCAAGACTTGGCTATCTATGAATAATGACGAGAAAGATTTGTGGAACAGAGGCTTACAATCAAAACTATACAAGATGATAGATGAGATTGGCGTCGACATGGTTAACAGAATCTTAGATCGTCACAAGAGAACAGAGTATAAACGAATGCATAGACCGATTAAGCTATGAAAAGATACAAGATTACATATCCAGGTGGTGTGAGTCAAGAGAAAAATCTAGTAGAGAGAAGCATGTATGATGAGATAATCAAACCAATAGATCAAACTCTCTACAAAGTTGAATCAATGTTAGCAGAAACAAATGCCAAGAAGAAGAAAGAACTTGTTGAGGACTTGAGGCAGACTAGAAAGAAAATTAAGTCCGTCCTGTCTAGTTTTGGTGAGTATTTTGTAAGTGATTCTCCGTTAGGTCAGGCGATGGTGAATGGTGGAAAACTAATACTACCAGAACATCAAGGAGGTATAACTAGTCCAGTAATTTTTGAAGAGATTAAGTAATGGTAATTGAAGTATTAAAAAACAAGTACAAGTGTGGATGTAATAAGGGGATTGCAAAATTAGATCAACCAGACATCCTAGAAAAATTAAATTCCATCATTGAGTGGGATGTCTGTAAGTTTCCTGAGAAATCAATCATAGAAACAGAGAAGGACGAGTGGAATAAGTACTTTGGTCCTGACTGTGAAGAGATTGAATATAAGGAGGTACAGGATGAGAACGGCGTTAAGTGTAGAACGTTCGAAGATAGGAATTTCTTAGGCGCCCTATCAGAACTAAAGCCTGGTAATTGTTTCCTATTTAATGGTCAGTTTATCGCAGTTGACAGTGCAGATAGATTGGTTCTCATGTTTAGCGGGTCAGGTTATAAGGCACTTGATAGACTCTGGGAGGAAGAGATTTGTCCAGAGCTTAGGATATTCTATGGTGATAATAACGTAAACAATGTAGATTACCTGGGACTTGACAAGGAACCTGATTATAAGAATGAGTTTAACTTAGAGGTCAGAATTCCTTACCTAGATTATAACAAGTGGAAAACCTACTTCCTAGACGGTAATGATAAGATACCAACATTAGAGGGCGGTAAGCATGCAGTACTTTGTAAGCTTGATTCAGATGATCTTCCTTTTGAGTTTGAGTTTATTATGACCGACCATTGTGCATTCTTTAGAGGTGATGAAATCGATGAGGAGGATAAAGATATTGCAGAGATGGCAGTGAGACAGACTATTTCTTGGTTCTATGAAAATACAAAGCGGAGCATTAATCCTCTTGATATAGAATCTAAGAAACAGCAGGAAATCTCAGACTATCAACAGAAGAAGCAGTTTGAAGAAATGATGAAGACCTTAGGTGGTGGTGAATAAAAAAAATAAAGTAGTAGATTTAATTTCTACTACTTTTTCTTTCGTTCCTCTTTATGGTCTCTCCTGGTTCTTGATAAAATCTTTCACTGCGTCACTTCCATTGTTGTCTATTAGCACCGAACAACTGGCCATAAAATATTTAGTGTTAGTTACCTTTGTGCAGTATCTTGTATAGACCGACATTACTAAGTTAAACACTACTACAATGGCCCATACTATCGGTGCGTGATGAACAATGTCTATCGCAGTGCAGGTACCCATCAGAAGTGCATAAAGTAAAACTGATGAATTATCTAGTAACTCTGCATCTCTCTTATTATTCGCTTCATAAAAATAACTTCTCCCTACCAGCGGACATAAGAGACTCAAGAATCCAATAAGTTCAGGATTTCTTAGTTTTCTGTTCTCAATCATAAACTTGAGATCTGGTTCTGTTAGCTTTTCGAGATTGTCCTTCTCTACCTCAAGAATATTAAGCAGGTCAGGCCTAGATATGTACCTACCAATCTCTGACTCCAATACTACTCTGCAGATTTCTTCTTTCTCCATTTTTCTATATTTTTCGTTTTTACTAAGAATATTATTGTTGTTGTATCTCTGTATTGGTTTGTAATGCTATGATAATAACCAATCCCTGATATCATGACTGGCTCAAACATCCTAAGTGCGCCAGGTAAGGTTCCTCGATTACTGTACATAGAAGATAATCCAATTGCATAGACTGGTAATTTCTCAGGCACAATAAGCCCGTCCATGAAAGTCTGAACATAATATTTATCTTTCAGTCTAATCCAACTTTGCTGCTTATACGTTGGTCTTGCACTACATACCTCAACTGTATCGTATAGGTCAATATTCTCTTGTACCTCAGACCGTTTTCTATTACTAGGCCTTCTATTTATCTTATAATACATGCTATATCTAAGTATACCATGATCATCTAAGTAAAACCCGTAATGACTCTTTGATGGTTTTCTATACCTAAATACACTACTAAGTACTACATCATTTTTCTGTACCGTCCTGAGTAAGTCCCTTCTGAATACATAGTTCTTCACTGTTTTCTTACCTAGCCTCTTAATAATCTCTGAGTAAGTATCATTATAGTCCTTACCTATCCTAGAATATAGAAACTTAATAGTCTCTGCGTATTCAGGCTTACAATATGAACCGAAGTGATCTTTATCTCTGTACCACATCGAGTAAGTTCTCATGGGTAGTTTTCGTATATCATCGCTTACTAATTTTCTACCAAACTTCTTTCTACATTTAGGTCTTCCTTCTCTACAATACCTATCTGATCTGATTATTCTAAAATCTATCATACTCATAGTTAAGGAATCTAGGGTAAGGGATTGAAAAAAAATAGGCTTACCGATTCATCACAAACCAGTAAGCCTTATCATGGACGACAACAATATTATAGTTTCTCTATCTCATAGATAACACGATCATTTTTAAGTCTCATATCAGACTCGTCAAGACCGATCCATCTATTAGTCTTAGGGTTAAACACCCTCTTTGTTCTTGTCTCCAACATCTTTCGCTCTGCAGCCAGTTTCTCCTCTACATTATCTAGCTGAATTGCGAAATCCTCCTTGCGGAATTTGAATGACAGTAGTGCAAGTCTCTGTAAGTCCTCTACACTCTTTGTCAACTTAATTACCACAATGTTCGCCTCAGGTCTAATCTTATAGGACTCTGGGAAATACTCCTGAATCTCTTCAAGACTTAACCCGCTTCCTATATGCCATGCGAACTCTACTTTGTCATTAACTGGGCTGAACTTATTCTTCAGTTCTTCCCAGATCTCGGATGAATTCTTAATAGAACTAAATCCGATACAGTTCTTATTCCCAATGCTTCTCGCGAAGTATTCAGGATAAGTTTTTACTACCTCAAAGATACTCTCACGAGTTTCTTTAAGTCCTCGATAGCTATTATTACCTAAGATAGATATAATAGCATCAACGTCTACGGCTCTATTCTCAAGTACAAGAATACCGCCAATGTAAAACATAAGCTCCTTAACATGATCTGTTATGAACTCTGCCTTACCAACTGTTTTCTCTGATACCTTAATTAATCTTCTACCATCGTTCATAGACGGTTTCTTTATGTTGGTATCTATCTTTACACCAAATAAGTCCTTTGCCATCTCAGCAAGTGACTTTAGTGTTCCGATTGGGTCATTAGATAGTGTTAGTACCTTTGACCTTCCATCGATTGTAATGGTGTAGAAAAAGTTTACACCATACGCCTTTAAGGATGATTTAATAGTTTCTAACTGTTTCTCATCCAAATAGCTAACACCCCACAATTCTCTCAACTGTGTGAATGTAATTGTTCGATTTGTGCATTTATTTATCACAAATCTCAGAAGCTGTTCTAACCTCTCGGCCTGCTTCTTTGTAACGGTGGAGATCTTCTTTGCCTCCGCCTTGCTATATCCGTTCTTCTCTAGACTTACTCTAGCATCACGGATTTTCTTGTTTTTATTAGTGAGCGATATTACTTCGCCACTAGTTTTCTTAGTAAGACCCTCTAAATATTCGAGTGCCTTGCCATACTGAATGAGGTAGACTTCTTGTTTTCTACGTCCTACCTCTTTCTCCGTATTTCCCTCAGTCTTCTCAGATACTAAGAGATTTTTACTCTTTAACTCACTGATCAATAACTCAGCAAGTCTATATTTACCGGAACTATCCATTCCGAACTGGTTTAAAGCTTTTCCAGCTGCTTCTAAAATTAACTTACGGTCAGCTACATTTTCATTGCTTTCCAATTTAACAGTCTCTACAACTGCTTTGTACAAAATTTCCTTGTTCTCCATTTTCTTTGATTGATTTAATTTGTTAATAACTTGACTATTAGATCGGTGTTCGTGAATTCTTTCCAGCATTGAAGATCATTCTCTCTGTTACTCTTTTGTAACCTTTGATCTCATCATTCTGGTTCTCTATTATTCCACGAAGACGACCATTTTCTTTCATAGTCTTCTTACTCTCTAGATACAGGTACACAATACCCGCAGTTAACAAGATATTTGCCTTGTTATTTTTAAGGAATCTTTTAATACTCATACAATAATAAGGGATTTAGGACAAAATAGACGGAAAAAAGTAGTAGCCTAGTCTCCCGACCGAACTACTACATAATCAAGTTATAAATGTTTATTGAGATAACAAATATGCTCAACTATAAGGAATCTAGGCTTGTCCATCTGCAAGCTTAAATTTGATATTGAAGTCTTCCTCTGCTCTTACGTAAACTGTTTCATGTCCCACTGCCTTGTATAGTACTGCGTTGATCCAGTTATGTTGAGAATCCTTCATCTGTCCAAAACCTACAATCTCATAAGTGCTAGTGTGACTTAGTCCTGTACTTCCTGGATTTTTATCAATAAATTCTACTCTCTCGCTAACTTTAAATTTTCTCATTTCTTATTTTTCTTTGATTACACTATTAAGGTATTCAGATCCTCTCACATGACGCCCTAGTCCCCTTATACTTGAAAGTTAATACAGAGTTCAGTTTAATTAATTATATTTATGAGAATTTCAAAAACAATTTTAATTAGTATTGGTGCAGTTATTATTTGTACTGCTATTATTTTGCTCATTATGAAAGTAAGCTATAAGAATGAGCAGACAAGGTTAGTTAATCAGTATGACATGCAATTATCTAAGATCGAAGGTGTCCATGATAATATGTGGAAAGTACTAGAATCTAAGGCAGGTGTAACAAAAGAGTATGCAAGCCAGTTTGATTCTATCTACAACCATATCATGAGCAAAAGGTACGATCAAAATGATAAGGTCCTGTTTAATTGGATAAAGGAGCAAAATCCAGAATTCAGTAATGAACTATACAAGGATCTTAGTGTTACGATTGAAGTGCAGAGGAGGCAATTCTTAAATGCACAACTTGAAATCATAGATATTGTGAGAGTCCATAATAACCTAGTACAGACATTTCCATCTAGCCTTTTTGTAGAGGATAAGATGCTGAAATATGAAATGATCAGCAGTACCTACACAAAAGGTATTATGGATGGTAAGGTAGAGGATGGGAAAGTGGATCTGTTTAAAAAATGAAAATAACTTAACAGGATGATTTACTTACTAATACTATTACCAATTATTGCAGCTAATGTTGTATATTGGTATTTCAGAAAGAATAAGAAGTTAGATCTAAGTGATGAGAGAAGGGGTATAACATATCTAATACTCTTAACGGTTCCTACTATACTAACTGTGATCACGATATTTACAATGGATCACACAATTAGGTATAGTAAGGTATCTGACACTGAGTATTGGTCTTTTTATTATTCTAAGATCAGACACTTAGATAGATGGAACGAGTACATACATAGGACCTGTACTAGAACAATCAGAGATTCTAGGGGAAATACTAGGACAGAAACTTATGATTGTTCCTATGTTGAGTATCACCCAGAGAGATGGATACTAGTAGATAATGGTGGTAATGAGATCTACACAAGCAAGGAGTATTTCGACAGTATTAAGACCCTGTGGAATACGAAGCCGGTTTTTGTAGACATGCACAGAAACTACTATACAGTGGATGGAGATGCGCAGGAATATTACTGGGATCAACTAGGGCAACACTTAATATCCTACTCCTTAGAAATGCCGTATGTAAATAAAATAAAAGGAACACAGACAGCATTTAGACTAAGAGATGTAAGTAAGGAGGAGGCAAAATTACTTGGCTTATTCGATTATCCAAGTATCAGTGGTCCTAATATGTATGAACAAGAACAAAATCCAATCTTAGGCTTTAATCCAGGCAAAGATATTATTAAGAAATTTACAAACTTCAATGCTAGGGAAGGGAGCAGGAAGAAGATAAGGATTTTTGTATTAGTATTTAAGGAAGGTCAAGGTCCAGAGATAGCGGAGGAACAAAAGAACTACTGGCAAGGTGGTAATAAGAATGAACTTGTTATCTGTGTAGGAATTGATAAGTCTACGCATGAAGTTAAGTGGGCTGATTGTTTCTCTTGGCAAGACGACATAACACTTGATACTAGATGCAAACTATTCTTACAGAGCCAGAAGAAGCTTGACTTAGACAGACTTCACTGGTTCCTAAGAGAGAATATTGGACTATGGAAGAAGAAGGATTTTAGAGATTTTGACTACCTTGAGCCGGAATTAGACTCAGATGATGATAATACAATAATCATGGTAGTACTATGTATCCTACTAGTATCTACATGTGCTCAGGTTGGTACATTCTGGTATTATACTAAGAAGGATGAAAAGAATTAAAATCAAAGTAGCCTATAAACTAGTTAAGTACCCAGGTATATCAGTAGAGGAGATATTAGCAGCGGTAGAAATTCCAGTCACTAACAGTATATATAAACTTACTTGTATGACGGGATTATTTTCAGGCGTCAGAAAATCTGTGTGTAATGGTAATAAGACTGTTAACAACTATATAAGATTTTGTATACCCACAAAGAAAGTACTAACTAGCAAAAAAATAATGAAGGAATTAGAAAACCTAATACCAGATACAGCTAATATACTTAGAATGCGTTATGTCCTCAAGATAAGTGAGGAAGAAAAGCTTGATAGATACCCTGATAATCCATATGTAATACTGGGAAGAGAATATTTACTAGTAAAAGAGGCAGATATCTATGACGTGATTGGAAAAATATTATAAGGAGAGTAGGTAAAACTACTTTCCTTTCTTTTCCTTATTATTGAAATGTATTATATAGAATTATGATTAGGGTAGAAATAAATTATTGGAGAGTAGAGCCATCGTGAGGGTAACAATACTTTACTACAAAAACGTAGAAAGTGACAATCTTTCAGCTAAGATTATTATCCCTGTTAGGTCTCAGTATAATATATTAGAGAATGTATTTGGATATATACTTAAAGGTCGCCATTTGCGTGTACCTAAGGATTACTACATATCGATAGATGTCCTTGTATCTAAATATCTAAGAAAGGAAGGTATTATTGATATTTATCTAGATTACATGAAGAATGGTGTTTATTCAGATAGGTTATTGTATACGGAGTTAACAGAAGAACCACCTGAATATCCAGAACTTTCTAAAGATAAAATACTTGAGACAGATACAGTAGAGATAGATGATAGCCTGATAAATGATACGTTAAGGGCTAATAGTATGACAGAAAAAGAATTGGATAAAAAATTGAGTAGACTATGACAGAACTTAGTTATTGGGATATTAATAGAAGGGGAGTTATTATCCCACACCTAGGAATCATTATGAACATATCATTTATGTCAAAATACAAACTAGAAATGGGACTTGGAATAACGTACTTGGGTAAGCTGAAAAATCCTGTTAAATACAATATCGAACTAGTAATATCGGACAAGAGCTTTAAATATATAACAAAGAAAAGGGTCTTGTCAGAACTAGAAAAATTAATACAAGAAAATAAATTTCTGGCATGGCATCTAACAACAGGCGATCCGGATAAAGATGAGTCTATAATATACCAACTTTTTGATTACCCGGAGAAAATAAAAACAGATACATTAAATATTAAAGACAGTACAATAAATGAGTTAATAAATAAAAAATTTAAGAAGAGTCAGTTTTACTAACTCTTCTTTTTTTATCCGCCCTACACTACCTGATTATCTAGTAGTCTTAGGAACTGGTCTCTTGTCATTGTACCACCTGCTGCACACTTATGACCTCCACCATTATAGTTTTGTTTCATATAATCAGCAAGGTTTAATCCAGTTTCGGTTTCACTGTACATTGATATTGAATAGTACAGCCCGCCGTTTTCATCATGCCTTAAGTTTACGCACACTGTAATATCATAATCTCCATATACTGACTCGAACTGCTGACTTCCAAATTCCTGAGTCAACATACAAATTCCCTTATACTTACCACCTACTATTACTGAAAATGCATGAGACTTAACGGCGGCTTTATGACGTTTCTGATTATACACTGTTATCTGCTTACCTGTCTCTAGTATTTCTGCAGTGAGTGGGGAATTATCTATCCTCAGCCTGTCAAATACTTGGTTAATGGAATTCAAGACCATGCCATACTTAGTACGAAGACCAAGTTGGAATGCTAGTGTCTCTTTGTCCCATGAAAATCGACTCTTATCCCAAACATCATATGCAGATACTAGCCTCACTGCCTTAGGTACAATACTATCAACACCATACATAAATTTCCAACATAGCTCACACGCACCAAGACCTATCATTCTAAGGCCATCCATGTCATCGTAAGAATGTTCCTTGGCTGTATCAATCGCCCCTATGTGATGATCAATCCAGATAGCTCTATAACCACCAGATAACTCCTTAAGTCTTTTCATATCCTCTGGTGGAAATGATATGTCAACTAGAAAAACATGACATAGCTCATCCTTGCCAATCTTAGGTAGTTCTGGAATGCTGTCTCCATAATTCCAACCCTTTGTCAATACCTTTTCATATCCAAGCTCTCTTACTAGGTAGTCTTGGATAATCGCAGCTGAAAATAATCCATCATAATCAACCCTATGATATACGATAAATCCTACAGTTTTCTTCATCTTAAAAGTCCTTATCTCTTATTAATTCACGTACTCTATCTTCTAATAAGGATTCTGCGATTGATTCTAGCTGAAAATTACCACTACAGTACACATAATAGACGTTACGTACTGTATCCCAATTCTTAGCTGTAAAATCTTCAATCAGGGCTACATTTTTTATTGCTGCTCTTAAGCTCATCAATTCTAGCTCATCTTTATAAGCAACTCTAACTTTTCCAGCATAGGATATAACTGATGTTCTAGCTGGCTCACTTTTAAAACTAATCTCACTCACTAAGTCTTTAATAGTCTTAATAGAATAACCACAACTGCGAATTATATCTTCGCAGTCTTTTCTTTTTAGTCTTATTCTTAGCATAACAACTTGAAATTTATATTAATACTCTTCTACTAATAAGGGAACAATACCTAGGGAATAACAAAAATGTAGCCTAACCTCACGGCTAAGCTACAAATAATGGCTTTATTAGAAAAAATCCCCTGATAAGAGTATTTCTCATTAATAAGAAATCTAGGGGATCTCAGGGTGCAAAAAAAACATAGTCGACCCATCACAGGCCAACTATGTAATCTAACAACAAACTTCTGAGTACAAATCATTTATCACTAATAAGGAATCTACCCTGTCCTGTAATACCTTTTTTCCAGTACCTACCTTTTCTCTTTTCAAATATTTCAGGTGGCACCGTTACAAATCCAGTACTACTCGCTTTTAGATATTCAGGTTTCTCGCCCGGCTTGATATTAAAAGATGTATTAATCGACACACTAATTAGGTCTTCTAGTTTAATCCCATCTAGTGCAAGCGGACAAATACCTAGACCTTTCCAAGTAAAATCCAGGATCAAATATATACTTCCATTCTGATCTAGTAGTTCAACATCATTCCTCTTAATTGAACCAGGGAAAGACTCTCTAACTACTGACCAACTGAGATATGTACCCCTCGATAGTTCATTATACTTATCAAGGTCAGTACTAATTATATCTTTCTTCAGACTAACCTCAAGCTGTGTAAGTAGTAATTCTAAGTCTAAATATAATACTGGTCTACCTGTCCAATCCAAGCAGACTGTATCGGAATCTACATATCTAAATCCAGGGAGTTCTACAATCATATATCTAATACTACCTGTCTTCCCTGGTACTATAGACTTATCATACGTACTTAAGTTAAACGGATCAAAATCATCACATTCCAGACTAGTACTAATCCAACCTAAGCCAGCTGAGAATACGGCAAGGAAGTTTTGATATACAATACCTAACTCCTCGCACTGTTCTCTATTCATCAACCTAAACTTACTAGGCTCATTAGATAGTACTTGCATCACTACTATTGACTTGTCGGGGAAGTGTTTTATCAGCCTAAATATCAAATCCGAGCCTGACATTCTTAGCTTGTATAGTTCACCTTCCTTCAGAACTACACCCTTACTGTTCGGTGCTTCTATACCTTCTAGTTCATACTCTATATTTGGTAAGCTAGACCTGATAGATACTGCTCTGACTTTTTCTAGGTACCTTCTCTTAGTGCTAGTATAAAGTATTTCGCCGGTTTTCTCATTGTACTTGTATGTAACGTCTCTTATCTTATCTTCTCTGTACATTACTTAAGCGCATCTGGTACAAATTCAGTATTACTAAGCAAGAGGTTTTCCGATCTCTTACTAAGTTCTAACATCTTTGCTGACATTTCCTTATTAGCCTTCACAATCTCAGCACGGTCATTATCCCTCTGCTCTTTGATGTGTGCTAGCTTTTCGGTTGTATCAGAGAGGGCAGTAAATACATCATTCATTGCCTTCTTATAAGTCTCAACGTCAATAATACTTCTACTTCCCTCCACTAAGATCTTACTTGTTGTTTCCTTCATCATCTTAGCATTATTCAAGGTCAGTTCATTATTAACATCCTTGATCGCCTTCTGAGTCTCAAGCACTGCCCTCTGTTTCTGATTCATAATGGCAATAGCGATCGATGTCTCCCAGTTTGGTATGATCGTCCTATAGATTTCCTCATTATTCTCACGCAGTCTCTCATTATTCTGCCTCATCATTCTAATCTGAGGTAGGTCGAGATTGTGTGTTTTCTGTCCGGCCATAAATAAGTCGAATGAGTGTCTGTCTATTTTTTCGACGAACTCACGCTGCTTATCTAATTCTGACTGACTATGAGATGAAGGATCTTGCTCGAATTCCTTTAACATCTTCTGCAGCTTTTCTGTCTCGTCGTTATATAAGACAGCTAGTGCGACTACATGAACGCCGTAATATTCACACAACTCCTCAGCCCTTTGTTCCATTAAGACTAGAGAATTCATGTCACTATCCAAGTCTACCTCCATCTCTTTGACTTTGGCGATGATCTTGTTAACGTCATCCTTACTTGATTCGTACCTAGCCATGATCTTATCTGCCGACAAAACAGCAGGGGTACCAAATACTGGAATCATAGCAACAAACTTTCTCCAACCCTTCATAGTACTTGGATCTTTTAGTTCGTTCTTTCTGATTGTACTGATAAGCTCTTTTACATACCTACCAGCTTCACCAGCCTTATCCAGTTTATTCAGCTCCAACAAAGTACTAACACAATCGCTGCCTGCACTTACTATATCTGAACCAAATTTCTTAAGGCTATCAGAATCAGTTATACCCTTTGTGATATCCCTGCACCTCTTGATAGTCTGGTCGTCAAGTCTTGTTACATCTACTTTGCCCTTATCATCAACTGTTCTACCTGCTTTGATAAGTGCTTCTTCTTTTTTCTTAATACTTAGGTTTCCCATAATCTCATTTAATAATTGATTTAATATATTTTGTTAATTCTTCCTTTGATAGTTCATTAAGATCTACCTGGTGATAATTCTGTAAGTTGCTCTCCTTTGCATCCAACACTATGAATCTACCAGTTATTGGATGAACACCAAAACCAATGAACGGAGTATTTCCATTTAGTCTAGCAAAGATATAGTCAAGGCAAGAGTTTTTAACACGCACCTTTGGAACAACTCCTAAGTCAATTCTAGAATTACTAAATTGTCTATTCCTATAAATCCTATACTCGTTCTCTTTCAGCATCGGATAAATAGTACTCTCGATCATAATAGATAGCTCAAATCTTAGTTCTAGTAATCTTTGTTCATACTCAAAGAACTTAGTACTATCATATATAATACTTAGTATCTTACTTAACTGATCCACATCTTCTGGACCTAGTAAGACTTTTGCATCTAGTCCCATATAGTAGTTAGTCGCATCATAGTAGTACTTAGTGAAGTTGTAAGTCATTATATTATTATTAACGACTACCAACTCTAAATTTTCCTTCCTACCGTCTGTATAGATTTCAACTACTATTCTTGAATCTAGAATACTCATACCTTTCTCTCGTAGTACTGTTAATAATAGGTCCCCTTTGTGAGTGGATAGTTCAGTACATTGAAAGCCTGTTCTTAGTAAAGTATTAACTACATCACTTATCGGATCTCTTCTTCCAATATGTTTTATTCTTAATTCTTCTGTTAAATCTTTCATACTACTAATAAGGAAACAAGAGGGAGAGAATATTACTACCCTCTCCCATGATCATACCTATACTAACTCCTTAAGATAATACTCCGGATCTCTCTCGTTGTAGACCTCTTTCATCTTATCCAGTGTTAGCTTATTACCACACTGCCTAATGAAATCTGAGAACTCCTGACCACTTATACTTCCCTGCTCTCCTAATCGGATAGCTGCTTTCTTGATCAGTTCTTTTTCATCACTCAATACAGACCATACATAATCCATACCTTCTTTGATGAGCTCTAAGATTCTACCATCACCTGTTGACTTATTTGTTACCATTACATCTTTACAATCAAGACCATTACTTATACTACCATTCTGTTCGACATCTCTATGCGACAATGGTAGTGGTAAGTCAAATCCACAATCCATAACAGCACTACTAAGCTCTTTCCACAAGCTCTGTATATCACTACTGCTACCAAGTAACCACATATCTGGATTACTATAGATTACTCTCTCTGCTTGATATCCACCTAGTGAAATTCTAACCTCATCTAAGATATCTCTCCTACAGTCTATTTCTCCTGCAAAACGTCTATCATAAGTACTACAGAATCCACCATGATCAGTAGAAACACTTACTATATTATCTGGCACTTCACCCTTACACCAAGAGTACATTACTGCATGGCCAATTTCATGAACCGCACAGATATATCTTTTCTTTCTATTCTCTGGGCATCTTTCCTTACCAAGTTCTAGTTTCTGTGTTACTATTACTTCCTCTGCCTTATCGAACTTGAGTCTAATATCGACGCTAGGTAATCTAAAGTCTCTGACACCACCGACGACACCGATACAGACAGACTTACTACGACCTTTATGTTCCACTACCTTAGAAAGATATGGTGTAATAAGAGTGTCAATACTACTGAGAACTGGCCTTACACCTTGCGTCGGATATACAGACTCGGAATATAGAAGATCTTTCATACTCTGCTCGAATACTACTTTTATCTTATCTACCTCTGAAAATCTGTCTAATATCCTTCCTATTTCTAAGTCAATAATCTTCTTAAAACTATCCTTACTCAGTGTTGGGTACTTGATTATATTATTACCAAGTCTTCCAATCTGTTCAGGTCTATATCTCTCCTTAAGCGCTTCTTTGATGTCAGTTGTTGTCACCCTACTAGTAATATCATAGAATAAGTCTGCATCAATATCTGGGCTTATATCAGAACTGTCCTTGTATGCCTCATCTAAGTTACCCAAGATAAATACAAGCGACTTACTACAATCAAGTTTACGAGAAGAGGCTGCAAGTTTCTTAATATCCTCAAGTCTCTCCGCTAGTTGACCTATTGTATACTCACCTGATATTAATTCTTTTGCTACCCTACTACCCAATGCATCACTCTTATTATTAAGCCTCCTAATAATTGTTCTAAGATATCTACTAGTCAATACTTCAAGTGGCTTATTCTGATCTTCTGTATTGTCCGTCTTAATAGAAGGTCCCCTATCATAGTGAAAGAACATAAGATTTAGAAACGCAGATACATCATCGGGAGATTCAATATGATTGTCTTTGATAATAATATGAGGCAGTGACTTAGATGCATCAACTAGTTCATCTATAAAATCACATAGGTTACTGAAATCATAGTTATAATCATTGATATCTATAATACCACTATCCAAGATTGACCAGATAGGGCGAAGACTTGGTGCTACTTCTTCTTCACCAGACTCATTAATAGTTCTTGCATACTGAAATTCATCAAACATAAATACAAGACTATTACTGCCGGAAAATCTATCACCACTATCAGACTCTTCAGACTTACCAAAAGTATCCATAATGTCCGTGCTGATAGATTTATTATTATCTCTACACTCACCACAATCAAATGAAATTCTTACGTCATCTAGGTATAACAAGCTAATCAATCTCTTAACTACACTTGTCTTACCAGTACCTGTCATACCCCAGATAGATACAATGGTCGGTCTAGTAATAATCTCTGGCGTCACATACCAAGCATACACACTAGCACCAAGTTGATCAATTATATCATCAAGACCAACAAATTCACGCTTAAGTTGTACAAGTGCTGAATCTAGGAGTTTAATTCTATCCTTTCTCTTACTTGGTACTCTATTAATATTCAATTTCTCCATCATCTATACTATTATCAATTAAACTTGAACCACCAAAATTATTGTAGAGATATGTTTTCCAATCCCTCGCACTAAACTTACTAGACTCAACTATATAAGACCTACTAAGCTCTGCCAGTTCTTTTGCAAACCTATCAGCACCCACCTTATCTTCTGCCTCTGCCATAAGACTCACCTCACCGACTAATGTATGAAGTGTGATGGTTGCAGTATAGATTGCATATTCCTCACTACTAACAGACTTACTAGATAGCTCACAGAAATACATGCCGCCACTCTCTAAGAAAGATTCGCTATCTAAGATGTTGGTAGTCTGATAATATTCATAACCTTTATCACCAGTCGACCAGTAAATAGTTCCACTCAAGTCAGCTAAGTATGTCTGATTATCTTCTACCAGATCGCTAAAAGTATTCGATCCGGTTTCTTTTAATAATTCTTTTAGATACCTGAAATAATTATCCATGTTTTTATTATTTAATCTTCACTAGTAAGGTATTGAAGTGACCTAGACCCCTTAATTGTAAGTATGTGGATAAAATGTAAAATAGAGAAAGAAAATGATGATTACTATTTGAGACATTATTGTATTAGTAATAGTGATCTGGTAAGAGTAACAGTACACACAAAGACTAGGAAATTTTTAGAGCCCGGTATTATTATCCTATCAGTTGACCTAAAGGATGGTAAGGTAAGACCAATCAGGAGGACAGCACAGAAAGGAGTTACTAAGGATTTCTTCACAAGTCTTATGATAGAATTTCAAGAAGTACAAGATAGAACTGTATTGATGTATAAGACAGGTATGCACTTTAATAGTAAACTTGAACTTGTTTGGGGTTGTAGTAAGATAAAGAATAGTAAGACACCTAAAGACTTAGAGGCTTACTATCATAAGCTATATAAGACTATTTTCAAGGGTGGACAAGAAGAAAATAATGTTTGAGCTTACAAGAGAGGGCAACGATAAATTCTTCCTTACAAAACTTCCAACGAGGTTACCTAATACTGGGGGTAGGTATGTTTTTATAGACACTAACGGGAAATCTTGTAAGTCTGGGTATATAACGGCCTACTTTGAAGATTCTAATAGAGGTGCGAGGTACATAGGCAATAAACTTAGATATGAAAAAGTAGTAATGGCTGGATTATATTCTATTGTTAGAGCCCTCCCTAGAAAAAGTACTTGGTATCTATTATACTACAGCTCAAAAATTGGAGATCCAGATACAGTCACCTTAGATATTATATGGTGTTTTAGTAAGTGTCGTGAAGATAAGGTAGATGAAAAAGTCTTTATGAACCTGCTAGATGGTATGTGGGATAATATACGACAAGCAGTAAAAAACTATAAAGCAAGAAAATATAATGCTAGTAGAATTTGATATAACGAAAGAAATAGGAGGTAAGTTCTATCTCGAAAAGAATAGAGTAATAGGAGATAGTGAACATTATAGACCTGGTATGGTTTATACAAGGCTAGGTGACAAAGATTATATGTCTGGATATCTAGTAGTCACAGAGAATAGAACCCGTTATTTGTTTGGTGGTAGAATAGAAGACCTAGATTATTTCTTCTACGAAAATCTTAAGGCTAATATTATAAAAATGGCCAGAGGTAGTACTAGATATAGCCTCTACTTGCTCTACTATAAATTCAACCGACAAGATTACGTAAATAATAGACCAACAGAACTAAGAGTGGTCTGGAGTTTTAGTAAGTATGAAGAAACAGGTAGAGGTAAACTAAAGGAAGAAATTGACGAACTGTTAAAAACTGCAACAAGGATAGTGGAAGATGAGAAACATAGTTCTTAAGATAACAAGAAACAGTGAATCTAGTTTTTCAATATGTCGGAAAGCTGGAAGTGGTGCTAATCTAGACTTCTTATCTAGTTGGAATACAGTTAATGCAGAGAGAATAGATGGAGGAAAGTCGGTTAAGTCAGGCTATCTATATATTATCGCAAGACCTGATAAGTGGGTATGTACTAGTGATTGTATATTTGGTATGAACGATAGTAATGTCTTCTTATCGGTAAACTGCGAATATGTTAACCATGAATATCCAACTATCTACTTGCTACATTATGAGTTTGACTGGAGAAAATTACAGGAACAGACAGAACTTGATGTAGTGTGGTGTTCTAGTAGTTATCTGATAGATTATACTAGTGGTTATGAGAAGTATAAAAGTAAATTAATTAATGATATAGTAAAAACAATTTGTAAGTATGAAGAAAAAAGAAAAAATAGAGCTAATCCAAGACATACTTAGTAGATTATGTTTTGGGCTTAAAGTAGAAGTTAGTGGGATTAGATATACATTAACTAGAGTCTATGTACAACCACTCTATAATCACACTAATCAAGCAAAAGATGTAACCGCCTTATGTGAATTCTTAGGTGATGATGAGTATGTAAGTATTGAGAATGTACGACCTATTCTTAAAAAACTAGACGACATAGAAGAGCGAGACCTGATTGATTATAGGAAGTATTGTAGTGACAAGACAGCAACAAGAGATGATATACTACAAATGGATAGTCAAGAAAAACGTGATTGGCTGTGTAGTAGATTCTTTGATACACGAGGACTAATCGATAAGGGACTAGCAATTGATGAAAGTACCTTAGGAAGTCGTGAGTATGGATATGATCATGAAATTTAAAAACAAAATTAATATATGAGAACTTTATTGATCCTAAGAGGTTGTATGGGTAGTGGAAAATCTACCTTCATTAAAAACAATAACTTAACAGACTACACACTTTCTGCAGACGAGATTAGGTTGATGTTCCATTCACCTAGCATGACGGAAGATGGTAGTATGTCAATAAGTGCAAGGTCTGATAGGGAAGTCTGGAATACACTGCACAGGATGTTAGAGGTTCGTATGATGTGTGGTGATTTTACAGTAATTGATGCAACCCATAAAACAAGTAAGGCAGTGTCTAAGTATTTGGAGCTAGCAGATAAGTATAGATATAACTGCTACCAAATCAACATAGAGGCAACATTGGAAGAATGCCTAGAGAGAAACAATCTGCGTGACCCAATTAGACGAATACCAGAATCTGAAATAACCAGGGCCTATGAGATATTACAGGCCAATAAACTATCAAACCGGTTTAAACAGATTAGTAGTATAGATGAAATAATAAACTACTATGTCACGGATGTATCAGACTATAAAGAAGTCAAGATAATCGGAGATGTTCATGGCTGCTATACTTGTCTAAAAGAGGCAGTAGGTGAAACGTTAAATCCTGATGTCTTGTATGTATTTGTTGGAGACTACTTTGATCGGGGAATTGAAAATAAGGAGATGTATGATTTTCTAGTACAGCACCATAAAGATAGAAATGTAATACTATTGGAAGGTAATCACGAAAAGCATATATGGAAACTCATTAATGGACTGGATATAACCTCTAGTGATTTTAAAGAAACACTAGAAGAAATAGAGAAGTCATACCCAAGAGATCAGGTAGTGAAGAATCTAAAAGAAATATACAACAAGCTACGTCAATGTTTCGCTTTTGTACATAAGGGACAGAAATACCTAGTTACACATGGAGGTCTTACAGCAGTTCCTAGCTTAACCACTATCCCAACAATTAATATGATAAAAGGAGTAGGTGGATATGACATGGAGGTTGATAAGATCTATGAAGAAAATTACTTACTAGGGAGATGCCAAGATTTCATACAAGTACATGGACATAGAAATACAAACTCAACAGAACACTCTATTTGTCTAGAGGATAGTGTTGAATTTGGAGGAAATCTAAAAGTGTTGTCTATAACTGAGGGAGACCGAGAATTACTATCGTTTGAAAATAAAGTATTTAGCGAAGAGAGACTAAATAATTTTCAACAGGCAGTATATAAAGTAGATGATCCTGAAGTTTGTAAGATGATGAATAGTAGGCTGGTTAATGTCAAGGGCTGTAAGCATAATATGTACTCACTGAACTTTACTAGGAATGCATTTATTGGCAAGAAGTGGAATCTCGCTACTATCAAAGCAAGGGGACTTTTTGTAGATAAAAATACTGGTGAAGTTAGGATGAGATCTTATGACAAATTCTTTAACCTAGGCGAACAGAAAGAAACTAGGATTGAAAACTTAGAAAAATCACTTGTGTTTCCAGTTAAAGTAGCTGTCAAGGAAAATGGATACCTAGGAATTATGTCTGTAGTAGATGGACAGGTGGTATTCGCATCTAAGACAACAGACAGTGGACCTTTTGCTGAGAGATTTGAAAGAATATTTAATGAGACAGTGAGTAAGCATGACGCCGACTTTCTTAAGAGTTTACTAAAGAAGGAGAATGCATCGGCCGTATTTGAAGTAATTAGCCCCACTGAAGATCCTCATATCATTAAGTACGAAAAAGAAGAGGTAGTACTTCTGGATATCCTACATAATAAGTTAAACTTGGAACCGGACTATCAAACAGTATCAGATAAGTTCAAAGAGGTAGTTAAGAAAAATACATCTATCAGAACACCGAATGAATTTACTATCCACGATGATGATACACTGTGGGATACTATCGCATTGTATAGTGTGGATAATTGTGACATCGAGGGATTTGTAGTGACGGATGCAAGAGGATTTAAGTTCAAGGTTAAGTTCGATTACTATAACTTTGTAAAATCACTTAGAAGAATCATGCAAGTATATAGGAAGTGTAAGAGGGATGGAATAGAATTTAACGACAGGATATGTAAGAGCGGAGTACAGAGAATGTTTGTTAAGTTCCTGGATAAGTATGATGACGGTAGTAAATCTATTATCGACCTGTATAAGGAATTTGAAATGTCTCTTCTCGGTAAATAAAAAAGGTACCTGAAAATAGTATTAGCAAAAATTTAGAATAGCATAGTGTTAACACTATACTATTCTTTTTTATTTTTCATCACCACAAGTCTTCTGAATATAGCATGTCCCCGCTAATCTTACCTGGCTCAACTTGTTCTGACTTAAGCGCGAGTTGTAGTGCAGTTTTTCTATCCACGAACCTACCATGTGAAGTATAGAATCCCTGCCTTTCTCTGCACAATTCATCGCGCCATCTATGTAGAATTTCCGGGTGTCTCCTGGCGGTTTCAATGAAGTAAATATCATCTATCTTACCATACTGTTCCCACTTACTCCGGTCCTTATACATTACTCTTAATTCTTCAGGCATATTAGGTTGTTTCCTATAGATTGCTGCACTGATTATATATTCACAGCTCATTATCGTCTACTTTTTCAAATTCATCATACAAACGTAAATAAAACTCTACAAAAATCAATAACTTTAGTATGTTTTATTTCTTGCTTCAACCTATCACTACTTTTTAGTACACCTATTATTTCTAATAAATCAGTCATCCATAGGAGGATAGTCCGCAAGCGTAAATTCGGCACTACGGATGCCTACTAATTTATTTATCTTATGTACCTGACTCGAGAATTCGTTCTCCTTCAGTCAAGATATTCATAGCTGCATTTAAATCCCTATCATGAGTTTCTCCACAACCTGGGCATTTCCATTCTCGTTCCTTCAATGTTAATTTTCTATAGACATATCCACAACAAGAACACGTCTTTGAGCTTGGATAAAATCTATCAACAAACACCACTCTTTTTCCATTATTAACTGACTTATCAAGCAATACTGACTTAAATTTATAGAATCCCACCTCTTGTATAGCTTTCGCAAGGTTGTGATTTTTCAACATTCCACGCACATTCAAGTCCTCCATATAGATGGTATCGTAATACTTTAATAACTCATTTACTACACTGTGGATATACTGTTCTCTTTGATTGACTAAGTGTTCATGTGCCTTTGCAAGTTTAATTCTTGCTTTCTCTCTGTTATTTGAACCTTTAACCTTTCTTGATAGTTGACGTTGGAGTTTCTTGATTCTGTTTTCCTGTTTCTTATAGAAATGCTTATTCTCAAACACCTCACCATCAGAAGTAATTACAAAATCTTTAACTCCAAGATCAATTCCAACAGATCCACCTGTTTGTTTGAACTTAACAATTTCATCTTGAGGTATATCAATAAGGATTGATAGGAAGTAATTACCACTCTTGGTTTTCGATATAGTAGCACTCCTTATATTATCCTTATATGTTTGTAGTCTCTTAAAATACAAATCCGAACACCTAAACTTAATATTTTTAAAAGATTTAGTTAAGGTTATTTTTCTTTGTTTAAACGTATTCCTTCTTGAAATTGCAGTAAATGGAAATAATGCAGACTGTTTATCCTTCTTTGATTTAAACTTAGGGAAATCTTTATGATGTTTGAAAAAATTATCATAAGCAGTTAACATTTGTCTTATAGATTGTTGCATTACATGAGTATGTTGTTCTTTCAACCAACTATATTCTTTATCTTTACGTAAGGTTCCATAAAAATATTTTGAAAGGTCACACAAAGAAAGAATAATTTTATTATCTGTGTATTCTTTTTGTTTAAGGGCAAGCATGTGATTGTACACATATCGATAACACCCAAGTAATTTATTAATTGCTTGTTCTTGCTGTTTATTTGGATATAATTTTACTTTAATTGCTCTAAACATAATAATTTAATTTTTTATTGTCCCCCCTTCCCCATTATTTAGGGGGAAGAGGACATACATCAGTTCTATCAGACTTCTCAAGATCCTCTAGTGTAGGCGTTTCACAGCCAGGATTTGTAACGTTTCCATTATTCCAGCTGCTACCTCCACTATTACTTCCCGATAAGACTGACTTCTCCATTTCTACTCCATGCACTGTAATACTTGGAACTACATACAATTTCTTCATATCTTATTGTCTTTAATTTAAATGTGCGTACCTAAGACAGGACTCGAACCTGCAAGACTGTTAGTCACTTGATCCTAAATCAAGCGTGTCTACCTATTCCACCACTTAGGCAATAATAAGCAGGGTTTTTATTTGTGAGAGGTTGTTTCATATTTTATCACTACTTCAAAAGATCAGCCCTGAAGTACTGAGGTTATCAGCTGCTTAACCTATGATTTATACCCTGCTATGCCCTCTCATACAATACATTTCTATATTACCTTTGAGGGAATCAGAGACTTCACTAAGGTAAGTCATCAAAGTCGGTTAGGCCTTGATTCACCAGACTCACCCTAGCTTATCTCCTTTCACTGCCGACCAAAGCAGCTAATCTTAATTTCCGAAAGCACTATTACCCCGAAATCCCTCACATATAAGATTTCTAAAGGGTCTCACACGCAAAACTACCACTAGAATCCTTAACTATGTAGAAAAATTAAACGATATGAAAACAATCGCAAAAGTAATTAGAGAAGGACAAAATTTTTATATTCAACACACTCCAAGTAGAGGTAGGTATGATAGTATGGAGTCTGTTATTGGAGATGATGAAATAGTCGTTAAGATGCAAAACAACAGGAAGGAGTATGAATCTGGGTACCTATATATTACCAAGAACCTGTCAGATGAAAGTATGTGCGTCTCCAACTTTATACTACAGAATAGATTACTAGGGTTAACTAGAGCTGGTATATATAATCACTTAAAAGAGGTTAAAAGTGGTTGCGAGGTATATATAATGTCCTATAACGCAAAACTATATATGGGCAAACCAGTTAAGTTAGACCTGATATGGGCGTCGTGCATAATAGACCAAGACCTAGATAATGATAGTAGAATAAAACTATCGAGGGATATTGCAAGATTAATCCCAAGGTATCGTGAATAAATAAAAAAGATAGAGCAGTATTTTAAGCTGCCCTATCTAAATTTTTCTTATCACTCCTCTTTTTCTTTTAGTATTTTAAAACCGCCAGATCTCTTAGCACCATTATTTACAAGACACTCTTTCATCTCATAATACTCACCAAGGTCAGTAGCCTTTGGTGACGCCTTATAACCTAATTTCTTGTAGATTTCAGATAGTTTCTCTTTGATATCTGCCTTTGTATAAGACTGTCCAACCTCAAACACGTTACTAAGTTCTTCTCGTATCTTGGTTATATCAAAACTTAGAATACTTAGTTTTTTATCTAAGTCTGATATCTTATACCACAGAGATCTACATACATCGAGACCTAAGAGATTTATATACTCGCAAAATCTTTTCTCCTCGATATGCTGTAGGATTGATAAGTTCCCTACCTTTTCACAATATTCGCATAAGTACTTGAGCTTGTATTGTCTATGGCCCTGTTTCTTATACTCTTTGAAAAACTTCTCTAGCTCTTCTATGTCATCAACTCCACCTACCTTACCTAGCTCATTGAAAACAGTGAATCTATCAGAGTAATCAACTTGCTGAATTTCATAGGCTCTCATTTCCGATACCTTGACTAGATTATTAAAGACAGGCGTAAGTATTTTAGTATCACCAATCTTTTTCTCATTAACCGCTACAAAGTCATCCTTATAGTTAAACGTCTTTGCTAGTTTTTGATAAGCTTCTGATAAATCTCCCTGATTCTCTGCCGCCACTTGATTATATGCTGACAACAAACTTAGTGATTTCCTCTCCTTCTCAGCCAGTTTCTTATCAAATATCTCCTTCGCCTGTTTATTATCCGTCGTGATAGACTTGAAGAATAGGATAGCTTCATCTTTCCATGGATTCTCCCGTAATCTCTGGCGCCCTAATATCTGTGGAAGATCAAGGGTGATATCAACAGCGAGAGTATCTATGTTTGCGTCGCTGATAATAAAACTCCTCGCATTATCACTGTAGAAATCCGCGCCAAGATATACGGTCCTGGTACAGAAAGTAAACATCTTCCTAGGCTCATCTCTCAATGGAACAGTGCCAATCTTATACTTAGCGCCTAGGTTTTTCTTAATCCTAGTTACATTCTCTGGCGTATTAGCAACTAAGATATTTACTTGTTCCGGTGTTAGGCCAGCTCTTTTAATGATACTGGTGATGTTATTAACTGAGTTGACGTAGAAAACAGCTTCCTTAGACTCAATCTTCTTAACATCTTTCTCATTTTCGCTCTCAGGATCTCTCACATACCTATACTCAAACTTCCCATCCAAGTAATCCTTAATGATAGGCCCTGCTTCCATATAGACACTCTTAAGATTCCTAGTAATAATCTTTGGCTTACTAGTACGACATGGATCTTTCGCTTCCCAGTCAAGTTCATAGTATGGAAGATTTTTAAAGTCATCTAACATGTCAAGGTACTTCTCTATCATTGGCGTTGCACTAACATAACAAACTCTCCGAATTCCCTGCAAGTTATCGACAAACTGCATTTCTGTATCGGACTTAAACTTACTGTCTGTGAAAATACTCTGAAATTCGTCCACTACTATCTGAAAATTCTCTAACCTATCCTGATGCCTGATGATATCCTTAACAATCCTGAAAGAATCATAGGTAACCAAGATCTTAACAGGCCTATTATTCTGTCTGCAGCCCTTGATGTAAAGGCTGATCTTGTAAGTTAGCTCCTTGAAAAAATCCTCCTTCTGTTTCGCTTCTCTCTTGATCTTCTCTAAGTTAGGTTTCCTGTACCCAAACGTTCTTCGAACCCTTGGATACTTCGTTAGGTCCTTGTCAGTCCCTACCTCAGATTCATAGGTATTTACAACTAGGAATGTGGTGTCTGGATGTTGTTCATACTTATTCTGTAGTAAGATCTTTCTAGGACTACAGAGAATAGTATCATCACTGTTTCTAATGCAGTACTCAGTATAACCACAACCTGGAATCTGCTTGTTGAGGATATGAGGAAAACTGTGAATCCTATAATCCTCCCATTCGCTCATGTACCTGATTCCACTAGGTACTTCTAATTTTAGTCTTTGCATAACATAAAAGTTTTTATAGTTAATTTTATATACTCTGGTCTGAGGTGATACATTTAGCTGAAGCTAAGTATCACACTCGCTTGATTTCATCAATCACCTCTCAATGATAAGGATTTTATATTGCGCTATATGTAAAAATGTAATGTTTATTTCACCCATGATCGGAAGATATCTTAGAAAGAAAATTAGCTTCATAAAAATATTACACTTGAAATACTCGGGGATAATATTCCTATCGACACAAATATGGTCTCCGCTATCGCTCCGCCCCATAAAAATCCGAT